ATGAACAGGGCTGCCGATGTTGGAACAGCTGCGGCACTGCCCACGTATTTAATGGTTGTACCATTGGCGTCCTGCACGATGGGAAACCAAACCGGGGTGTTTGCTGCCGTGAGAGCCGAGCCAGTGCTGAAGTTGGTGGGAGGTTTGGTTACCAATGCACCGACGTTCCATCCACTGATGTTTTGGTTGAACGCACTTGCATTGTAAAACATGTGGCTCATATTCGTAACCGCGCCCGTGTTCCATGTGCCAATCGGCTGGTTGAATGCAGATGCACCGTAAAACATGACACTCATGTTCGTAACCGCGCCCGTGTTCCATGTGCCAATCGGCTGGTTGAATGCAGATGCACCATAAAACATGTAACTCATGTTCGTAACCGCCGCTGTATTCCACGAGCCAATCGCTTGGTTGAATGCAGTGGTACTATTAAACATGTTGTTCATGTTGGTAACAGCCCCCGTGTTCCATGTGCCAATCGGCTGGTTGAATGTACTAACACCATAAAACATGTTGCTCATGTCGGTAACAGCCGCCGTGTTCCATGTACCAATCGGCTGGTTGAATGCACCATTGACAAACATGCCACCCATGCTCGTGACAGCCCCCGTGTTCCATGCACCAATCGGACGATTGAATGCAGTGGCGTTATGAAACATCTGGGCCATGCTCGTAACCGCGCTCGTGTCCCATGAAGCAATTGGATCATTGAATCCTGATTTGCCATTAAACAAGCTACTCATGTCGGTCATGAGGGTTGTCACGATGTTGTTGAACGGCACGGGTTGCGACTGTCCGGGTGGTCTAAATTGAGAATTAGTGCCGCTGGCATAGCTGGAAATCGCCGCCTTCATGTCTTGTTTCACCACCGCGAACCATTCCGGGCCGGTTCCGCGGGGGTTGGCTTGAAAGAATAGGGCTGCCGATGTTGAAACAGCTGCGGCACTGCCCACGTATTTAAGCGTTGTGCCATTAGCGTCCTGCACCACATCCGTTGACAAAGGCAATACCAATTCCTGCGTGGCCGATGCCGCGCTTTCGCGGCCGCTTGCATTGCCTAGCGCCACAACCACGATGCTCACGTTTTCAGTGAGTGATACTGAGATGGACGCGGTTTGATTACTGGTGTTCACTGAAGTGGTGACGCCGGATGAAATGACGCTACTATCGGACGCCTTTCGCACCTGCACTGCGGTAACCCCGGCAGACACGGTGTACGTCATGTTTGCCGTGTTCACCGAATACGTGACTGAATTTGATATCGTAGGTGCGGCGTATTGTGCCAACAAGGTCTGCTGAGCCGACGCTGCGCTTTCGTGGCCGTTTGCGTTTCCTTGAGCCACGACCACCAAGTTGAGAGGTGCAACCGTGTTCACAAATGTTACTACAGGAGACGCGCTTCCGTTTGCGACCGCAACATTTGAAATCTTGACGCCTCCGCTGGCAACAATGCCCGCGTTTATTCCGTCGGTTTGTGGGGTCAAGATGTACATGATACCGGCGTACGTATTCAATGAACCACTGTATGTGGTAACCGGGTAATCCGAGGTGGCAGTGAATGTGAATACTCCAACAAACGGTTGATTGTTCGGCGTGCCCCAAAATGTTCCAGTGGCATATGTGTTGATGCTGAAGCTTTGTCCATTGGATGCCCGGTTTGCATTCAACCAGTACGCCGCAAAATAACTGAACTGCATCGCAACTTGGTTTGCGCTGTTGTAATTTACATCATAAAAATCTTGATCAGGTTGCCAGTATAAATTGTTGTCCGTGGTGTTTGCCACAAGCAAAGGAATAAAATCGCGCCAGTTGGATCCACCCGTTTTCAAGTAAAATGCATTTGGCAAACTCGTGGCATTGGAATGAAACTCGCTCAGGTTCGGTTTCAACACGCGCACTGCAGTAACCCCATTGGCAACGCCGCAGGTGAGCGTGGCGCTGCATGCCGTGTAGCTGCCAGCACTTCGTGTCGCCGAATAGGACGTGTTGGACATGGTGGGTGCAGCGTATTGTCCGATAGGAACAAACGCGTCCGAGGCTGCGCTTTCAAGCCCGTTTGTATTTGCCAGCGCAATGACCGCAACCGATATTAAATTACTCGCAACTTGTGCAGCAGTGTAGTCAATGATGATCGTCACGCTTCCACCCGACGCGGCCTGCGATGCAATGTATGTTCCACCAGTGTACGGATTCACCACCTTCACTGCAGAAACCTGAGACTCCACCGCATATGTGGCATTCAAACGGTACGATCCCGCGCTCAGCGTGTTATATGCCACACTGGACAGCGTCGGTTTGCTGAACACCACCGCTTCGGCATTTACGACCACAAATGCGCTCGCACGTCGCCCGTTGCTGGTCTTCGCCCTCAGCCGGAACAAGGGTTGCCCAATTCGTTCAAATCCGTAATTCACGGTTAATCCGAAAGGAATGCCGGAATCGGACAACACGGAATACGTGCCCGTTCCAACATCATACATCTGCCATTCAATCGCGCTGGCGGTGGCGCTACTGTACGACACGGCGTACGCGTGTGTGGATCCAGACCGAGACACGGATTTGGACCCGCCAACTTCCGACGGCACCGCGTGCTGCGGGTAGTCATTGTACACGTTGGTCAACGTCAATGGCGCGCTTTCCAGCTTGGTGGTGGAACTCAATGCCTTGACAACAACCGCGCCAGCCGGATTCGCTCCCGGAAGGTATTCCAGCGTGTGCACAAATTGGGTTGCCCCCCACACGACGTGCACGGCACCGTCAATCTGCAGGTAGTGGACACCCGACTCAAAATTGATGCGCAGCACTTGCGAAATTTTGCCGGTTGCGTCGGACCACGTCGTTGCATCATACGGCGTCTGCACCGTGGGAGTGGCATACGTGTATGCCGAGAGCGCCAGTTTTGCCACAGTGAACGGCGAATTGTCCGGCACGGCTCGGATCGCGGTTTCATTCGCCGTGATCACGACTGCAGTCGCATTGTTGGCATAGTCCGCAGTGCTGCTGGAATCAATGCTGAACGTGTGCACGCCGCTCACCAGTGAAATCGGATTCAACGTGTATTCCACACCGCGGCTGCTGTATTTCACGCTCACTTGGGTGGGATCAAACCGCACGGCAATCACTTGGGTCACTTTGGTCACCGCATAATTCGCGTCAACCGCAAACGTCAGTGAAGAGGACTGCAGAACCATGTTGGCCAGTTTATTCACCCGGTAATTGATGGAGCCGTCCGCATTCACAAACCCGTTGTGAATGTACAGCGTGTCCACTTGACGAATGGTGTTGCTCAACAATTGAAACACGTTGGTTGACACCGTCATGTTGCTCTGCAATGACTGCACTTGGCTGGAAATGCTGCCGTTCACCGTGCTCGCCATGGACGACACCGCCGTTTGCAGCTGGGACACCTCGGCAGTGGTTGCCCTGGTTCCGACCGTGCTCACCAGTTGAGACATATCCGTCTGGCTGGCTTTCAACAGCACCGCATCACTCAGGCTGGCAACGGCCGATGAGTCGGCTTTGCCATTGATTGCAGTATTCAGCGTAGTTGCCAGCGACGCGTTGTTGTTCAATGCAGTCGCGATTTCGGCCAGCGTGTCCAGACTGGACACCGTGCCAACACCGACTACTTGCCCAATGGCCGAATTCACTGCCGCCACATCTGCAAGCGCGGACAAATTGATTCCTGCGTTCAGTGCCGAGTAAGCGGTGGACAGCGACGCAACGGACGAATGTTGGGACGAAACCACGCCGGATAGCGCGGCCGACACCGAGTTCGTTCCGCTTTGGCGCACGGAAATCGCAGTGGACAACAGCGCCGAGTTGGAGGTCTGCAATGACGCAACCGCGGACGACAGCGCAACCGACGAGGATGCTACCCCGCTTGTTCGCGCCGACACGGCTGCCGAAATGCCAGCGGACAGCACGGCGGAATCGGCGGTTTGCAGCGCGCTTGCCACGCTCGCCAGTGATGTAGACGCGGAATTCACGCCGCTCACACGCGCTTGCACGGTGGACGAAACGCCGACCGACACATTGTTCAGATTGCTCTGCGCAGACGACACAAATGCCGAGGTTCCGCTGGATACCGACGCAATGCGACCGATGCGGTCGGCGGTGGCAGCGGATATTCCCGACACCAGCGAAGCATCCGTCACGTGCAGCATGGACGCCGCCGCCGACAGTGACGCCGATATGGACGACACGCCGGTGCTTCGCGCCACAACGTTGGATGCCAGAGACGTGGAGGTCACGGAAATCATGGAATACAGTGCAGGACCCGCGTCCAGCGCAGTGGCGATTTCAAACAGCGTGTCCAGGGTGGAAGGGGCCGCCCCCACCAACGACGTCACCGCCGCCAACACCGCCGCCGAGCGATTTGAAACCTGCGCACTCAGCGCACCTGAAATTTGGGTCGCAGTGGATGCCATTGTGGATACGCCGGTTGCCACGGCGCTGGACAGTGATGAAACGCCGGCGCTCCTTTGGCTGGAGGCAACCGACAGGGCGGATCCCAGTTGGGAAGTCACGCTCTGCAACGAGCTCACCGATTGCGATGCGGCCGAAGCAACCGAGGCCACGGCCGCACTGCGTTCGCTCACATTCGCCGTCAATGCGGATTGATTGGTTTGGATTACGGCCGACAGCGAATTCACCGCGCTCAGCGCACTGCTGGACTGCGCCGCCACTGCCGAAATACGCGCGCTTTGCAGCCCCCCGTTGGATTCAATCTGCACGGCACCGCTGCTGTAAGGAACCGCGTAGCCCTTCAACACGGTGTGCGCACCGTTGTCGGTAAAGTTCACAATGATTTGCGTGCTCAAGCCAGCGGAATGAGAGAATTTCTGTTTTAAATTGGTGACGCCCTTCGCCAAAAAGGCGCTAATAAATGAGTGCGTTTTCGGCGTTTGTGACGTGTTGAAGAATTCAATAGGCGCCGTTGCAATGGTCGCATTGGACGCATCCAGCAGGCTCACGCTGTACGTTCCCGTGTTGGTGGATGAAAACAAGGCACCCGTCATGGACGTCACCACGAAGTTGCTCCCCGCAACAAACGTCGGATTGGAAATTGGCACCACGTGGCTGCCGGCCGAGCTTGCCACGGACGCGCCGAACGAGCCAGTGGTGGTGTAAATCGTGGTTTCAGTGGCCGTCGTGGTCTTGAATGTCACCGTCATCGTCACATTGGCCCCCGACACCGCAGTGACTGTGCCCTTCAAATAATCCGTGGGAGAATAGCTGATCACTATTTTATCGCCGATGGCAAGCACTCCTCCGCCCGATTTCACAAACGTGACGGAATCATTCACGTTCACGCTCAGCAGGTTGAACACTGTGCTGGTTGTGGCGTCGGGATCAGTGCTGGCAGACGCCGTGATTTGCGGCAAAATGGCCACGTTGATGGACTCCGCCGCCGAAACCTGTGTGCTGATCGCGCCGGACAGCGTTGCAACGGATGCAACCCGTTGGGCCGTTTGACTTTGAAGTGCGGTTGTAAACGCCGCATCCGCTGATTCCAGCACGGGCACCGCGTCAACCATGATGGACGATGACAATGATTCTATCGCACTGCTTCGCGCGCCGCTGGCGCTCACCACCGCAGTGGAAAGCGAGGCATCCGCGGTTTCCAGGGACGAAACATGCATGGACCAGGTCGCCGAATTCGCAGACACGTTTGCGCTGCGCGCCAATACTGCGGCGGAGACGCTCGTTGAAAGCACCGTATCTGCGGCTTGAAGCAACGACGCCGCCGTGGAAATCGCCGAATTCAGCGACCGCGTTTGCGAGCTGCGAACTGACGTGGCTTCGCTCATTGTGGTGCTCGTCACCACGTCGGTGGATTGCAGTCCTGACACAGTGGATTGCAGCAGCGTGGAAACCGACTGCACTTGGCTCACCCGCACGGGAATCGTGCCAGAAAGCGCGCTGGACAGCGACAAATCCACGGACTGCAATGCAGACACTTGTGCGGAAAGGGACGACGACAGCGACGACACCGCCGTGCTGCGCACGCTGGCCATGCTCGTAATGCTTTGAATAATGGCGGACTGTGAGTTTTGCACGGTCACCGCAAACTGCGGGTCGGCCCCAATTGCAGACGCAATGTCCGCCAGCGTTTTCACCGTGGACAGCAGCGAAGTGCCGTTTACCAGTTTGATCTTGGACTGTGTGTAGGACTGTGTGGCTAGTGCTTGCGCGTTGTAGCGGGGTTTGTTTACATTGAACCCCCACTCACCGGACACTGCAACGCTACCGTCCAGGGCCGCGCTCCCGTTCACCGTGAGCATGGGCGTGCCCAGATTGATTGCTTGCGGAAAATTGATGCCCACCCGGTTGCCGTACGTCAGTACAAATGCGCCGTCTTCATACCCCCCACCCACGCTCGCCCCCACCGCACCCAACACACCGGAACTGTTGTACGATACCCCGCCGCCGACAAACTTGGTGCGGATCACGATCACAGGGTCCGTCACTGAACCGGGTGCAGGCGTGATGTATCCCAGCTTGATCGCTCCTGCGTTGGCATCAAACGTGGTGCCGGTCCACACAATTGCAGACCCGCCAATCCACGCGATGTTTTTAGTGTTTAGTTTCGCCAACAGTTCGCTTGCTAATGCAGCACCCGTGCGATACGTGCCGTCGGTCAATACAATCTCAATCGGCGCAACGTTCTCGCCCACACCTCCGGCGGACAGTAAATTTCCAGCCGTGGTCAGCACGCGGAACCGCGCGTTCTTATTCTTTTCGGAAACGTTGTGTTCATAATAATCAATCGCGGCGCTGCTGGTGATGTTGGTCGTAATGTTGGCGGCAGTGTGTATCGTGGCGTTGGCAACCGTTGCTGTTGAAATTACGGCCGTTGGAATCGTGGTGGTGCCGGTAAATGTCGGGTTGGCTTTCGTCACTTTCAGCGTGTTCAGCGTGCTGTCAGTGGCAGTGCGAGCGGCGGTTTCTTTGCTGGTCACGCGCGTGGCGTCCACCACACCGGACAACAAGTCGGACGTGGTCTCGTTTTCAACCACGAGCTCATCAATCAGTGTGCCGTTGAACGCGTTGGCGCCGATGGACGTCACGCTGGCGGGAATCGTGAGGCGGCCGGTGATTTTCACACCGTTGAATGCGTTGGCTCCGATAATGACCAGGCTCTTGGGTAAAACGAGCGGGCTTTCGGCAAATTCGGTTCGCCCGTTGAATGCGCCGCTAGCGATTTCAACTACGGAAAATGCGTTTTCAAAGGCGCCGTAGCCGTTGTATGCCAGTGTGGGTCCTGTGTATAATGCCGGAATTTCGGGAATTGCTCCCCAATTCAAATTCCCGGCATGGTATTTGGAAGGATTCACGCCTGTGATTTTCAAAGTTCTCTCACTGCTGGAAACCAAGGCATAGGCAAAGTTGTCGTCAAATGCAGACATATTGTTATGGGTTGCCTTATACCATAAAAATATATAAAAATGCATAAATATATTTAATGCGATTCCGCATCGCGGAATCCGTCGTGGATCAATAAATGCATTAATTGTACAGCACTTGCAGCTCCAGTGCAATGGAGTAGTCGTTGCCGTTCAAATGGATCACGTTGCCGAACTTGTCCAACAGCCGGATGGTTAGCCTCTCCAACCGAACCGGACCCAAATACTCGCGCATCTTAAATATCATGTCACCCGCGTTGTCGTTGATGATGGTGAGCTGACCGCTGCTCACCGTGATCCGCCCTAAAATGTTGAACCCTAAATATGAATCCCCCGTTTGCGCAATGATGCTGTTCGTGATGAAGTTCTTGTTGTAGTCGTCCACGTCCACGTACAGGTAATTCCAAATGGAACTGCCGTACGACGACTCGCTTTCTAAAAATGCGTGATACGTGGTGATCGGCACTTGACTGATCAAATCAATGCGCTCCGTCTGCCACGTGCGACGGTAGGCCAACTGCTTGTACCCCATCATCCACCCCGCCGTCCGGCTGATCGTCTTGATGTTGGCATTAAAGTACTCCTTTTCGTGCTCGTCCTTGATGCGCTGAATGTCGCAGTCCGTGTAAATGCACCCGTTGGTCAGGTACTTGTTGTACTTGTTTGCGTCGTCAAATATCACAACGTATTCAAAATTGGGGCTCGTCGCACACGTCAGCGTCGTCGGGTTCACGTAGATCATGGACTTGCTGTTGTATGAATTCACCGCAAACTGCAGAAACTCCATGCCGTTGGCCGTGTTTTTAAACAAGTTGTTCATGCACTCCGTGAACTCGTCGCTCAAATAGTTGCCGTCCGGGATCACAATGTCGTTCGTGTAGACTTCGGTCGGGCTGTAAGGCGCCACATTCAGTCCCGAAATCATCACCGTAAAACGGTTGCTTTTGGTGGCTTCCGAAAAGGCGTACCACATGTTGGGGATTTGCACCGACGCGATTTTCATGGACACCACGTTGTCCACGGGGTACGGCAGCACCCACGACGCATTCGTGGAACTGGTGGTGTTGTAATTCATGCGGAACAGCGTGTCCATGGACAGCAGGCGCTTAATCACCCGTCGCTCAATGGGGTTCAGGGTACCGGTGGGGAACTTGTAGTTGTAGGTGTTGGTGACCTCGGCGATGTTACGCTTGGCGTACGTGCTGGACCCGCCGTCATGCACAGCCGATTCACGGTGGAATGCGTCGTAGTTGGTGGGGTGCGTGGAGTAATTCAGAGCCAAGGTGTTGTGGTTGCTGTTGTGATTGTTGGAACTGTAATCATTGTTTTGAGAGATAATGCTCTTGTGATACGGTTTCACACGGGACTCAATGAATTTCCCGATTTTCTCTCTGCATTGATGGATGAAGAGCGCGGCATCCGGATGATCGGCCAACGAGCTTGCCAACCGGTGCGCACACTCGTCCGCTTCCTCCACCGAGCAGTTGGAAGAGTTCAAATTGAACATGTCGAATATTTCATACACGGTGTAACTGTCAATGTTGAAGTCAATGGCGGACGACATGGGAGAGGTGATGCGATGCAGTTATAAATACAATACATTTATTATTGAGTGCACGGCACGCATTCTGAATTTGAATTCACGGTCGCATTGCTGCTGCTGCCGCTCACCGTGGATGACGTGATTGCAGCGTTTATTGCGGGTGTCACGGGAATGTTGGTCGCGTTGGTCCCGTTGTCCGGCACCGCGCATGAATTGGATTGAAACCTCAACCTCAACTCGTTAATAATCTCGGCCAGCAGCTTGGGGTCAAAGGCACCGTTTTGCGGGAACCCGTAGCGCTGAATGTAGATTTCGTACTCCGGACGCAGCTTGATTTTGGCAGTGGTCACCCTTTGTTCATTGAAAATCGTAAAAGTCCTCTTGGTCAGCGTTTCTAAATACTCCCGCAACAGAGTCACGTTGTGCAGAATTGAATTTTCCGCCCTTAGTTTTGTAATTTCCTGCCTTAACACCCCCAACTCTTTGCCGACGTTTACTTCCACCACCAGCAGCGTGGTCAAGGAAAAATTCAGGTAGTTCAACAGGCGCACGTAGAGAGGATGCGAGTTGGTTCTCAACGCGTACAGCTTCACGGCCAACCGGTTAAACGTGTCCAAATCAAAGTTGTCAATGAGGTGCTTGAAGTCACCGATACCGAGCTGGCTCATGAACTCGTTCAACTCGCGAAACGGCTGACTGCGCACCAGTCGCGCCAATCCGTCCATCTGTCCGGAAAACACGCTCACCGCTCCGGTCGTGCTGCCGGCATTGGTTGAAAACGCGGTTTTGGTGACCATGATCACTCGGTTGCCTGTATTTCTTAGTTGATTACTTGATATACCATGACTTTTAATTTAAAATATTAAATATACGAAAAAATATACATTTAAACATTTGATTGAGTGAATGCATATTGGTAATGGCCCTTCAAATTCCAAAACGGTTGATTCAAACCAATGAATACGGGGTGCCACCGCATGTTGAAACCTTGGCCCGAGAACGCGCACCGGGATGGGACTACCGGTTTTACGCGCACGAAGACATCGTGGCTTATTTTGCCGATCTGCAGGAGGATGACCCCGATTGCAAGCCCCTGCATGACGCAATATGCGAAGCGCACGGGATTGACAACAACAACAACAGCAACACCAACAGCAACCTCAAGGAAACCGGAACCTGCAACAACGGCACCATCAAACTCGTGGACTTGTTGCAGCTGCACGAAGTGTTCATGTATTATCACTTGTACAAGCACGGCGGCGCATACATGGACACCGGGGTTATCGTGCACGAGGACCAAACGCTGGATGCAGTCGTTGAACTGGAACAGCTAGCGGAAGACAACGACGCCCTTGTTGCCATTGAATCCTGTCTTGCCTCCACGCTCTTCACGGGCTTCATCGCGTGCAGCCCCCGGCATCCCGTGCTTCGCAAAGCAATTCAACACATCTGCGGCTACATTGCCGACTTCCGCCAGTGCTGCCGCGACGGAACCAAGTTTGATGTCGCCCAAATCAAAACAAGCACGGTCATGCACGCTGCCGCAAAGTCACGTGACAACGGGGTAAAACTCTTCAATGAAATCATTCCGCCCAATGCATCCCGCGCCACCATTTACAACAAGGACCCCGACAATGTGGCACTGTATCACTATTTCACAGACAAAATTGTGCCCTTACCGCAATTGTCCGTGTCTGTGTCCAAGTGCATGAATGACATCCGCATCGGCATCAGCGCGGCCGTGCCGTCCCACATGTTCAACAACGGCATCCACCAAAACACCCTGTATTTCTACGACGTCCTGAAAAACATCGGCTACACGCCCTACCTCGTCGTCACAAATGCGGATTATGTCAAGTTCAAAAAGAGCCCGCCCGACGGCTGGAACAGCGCCCGCTATGACAATGTTGTTAGTTTCTCTCAAATACACAGGATCGGATTTCACGCCGTGGTCACGTTCGGCGTGCAAATCTCTCACATTGCGCTGCAGCAACTGCGCCACGCGGGCGTAAAACTCGTATCCTACGTGTGCGGCAACGAGTACCTCATCAATTCGGAAGCAATTCTTTACAATCATGGCGAGTCGGGCTCCTTTGAGCAGGACAAAAGCAACCCGCGCAAGTCCCTGTTTGACGAGGTGTGGCTCATCCCGCAAATGATGGAGCTGAACGAGTGCTACAAACGCACGCTGTCCCGCTGCGCCAAGGTCATTGAAGCGCCGTTCATCTGGTCGCCCAAGGGCATGGAAACCATCGCCGAAAAGGACGGTTTCACGCTGAACGACTTCCTTTACATCAACGCCAAAACCAAAACACGGACGCACGACGACAATGACAATGCATCCAAACGGTTGGCCATATTTGACCCCAACATCAGCATCATGAAGTGGTTCCTGCCGTCCTTTGTGCTGTGCGAGCGCGCGTACCAGCTGGCACCGCAACTCGTGGACCGCGTCTACATCACAAACGCGTTCCGAGAGAAAATCGGCGACACCATGAACTCCAAGAAAATAGAAAACACCGTGCGATACACCGACCTCTTCCTGGACAAGCGCGTGTTTTTTGAAAAGCGCTTCATCACGTTTGAATTCATGAAGACGCACGCCGACGTGGCTGTGTTCCACCAGTGGGGCAACCCGCTCAACTACATTTACCTGGAAATGGCGTGGCTCGGGTACCCCTTCGTGCACAACGCGCACCTGTGCGCCGATCTCGGGTACTACTACGAGGGCTACAACTTGGAACAAGGCGCCGAAGTTCTCCTCGGTGCCATCATGAAACACGACGCGGTCGCCCGCGAATACCTGCGAGTGAATCGCGAGCGCGTGGATCGCTACCTGCCCACCAATGTGTGTTTGCAACAAAAATACAAAAAAATGTTTGACGACCTCTTTTACGCGCCTTGACTCATTGCGTAGTTTCATCACATGACATATGGAATGTAGTACTTTTCTGACTCGGCATAGAGCGCCTGTTGTTTCTTCTCCTGCAACTCTTGCCATTTTTTCTTTCGGTATTTGTCCTTCATTTGTTCCGCGGATTCGCCGCAGCATCCGCAATGGTCTTCATTCGCCTGGTCCACTTTGGAATGCACGACCTTGGGATCGTAATGCAGTTGCCACCTTCCTAATTGGGTAGTTGTGGCAGGGGTCAATAATCGTCGTAGGAAATTCATGATTGTAGTATGGGACGTTGGTTGTTTGTTTGTCTTGTTTGACTGTAGCTGGCATTCAATTTTTAAATCAATGCATCAAAAATTGATTTAAATTAGGAGGTATTTATAGTTGAAACCAAAGCACCATGTACACCGAGATTTTCAACGACACTTACACTATCCAAGTCGGCGCAAACCAGGCCGAGAATGACGCGCTCATTAAAAAAGCACCGCAGCACGCCATGTGGTTCCATTTGAAGGACTTTCCCAGCGCGCACGCCGTCGTTGTAAACACGGCAAAAGCAGGCGCAATTGATGCCGATGCGATTCGTCGCGCAGCCACCCTGGTGAAGGACCGCGCGGCGCCCGGCGTTCGTGGGTTGCACAGCGTGGGTGTCAATTACTTGCCCGCAAAATACGTGCGGCGCACCGAAACCCCGGGCAAAGTCATCATGACCAAGGCCGCCAAATGCATACAAGTGTGAAATTGTATTCAACCTGTTGGATTTCGGATGCATTATTTTCCATCCATTTTCTCTCGTTTTACATCATTGAATTTGTCAAACATGACAACGGATGATGCACCAACGGGCTGTTGCCTCCTTCTGAAACATGTTTATGGGTTTCTTGGATTTCAAATTAGAGAGAAATTCAAACCATAAATTCGGAACATAATAAGTCAAACACAGCTCAAATAATATATCAAAAAAAAAGGTTTCGTTGTAAACCACTTCAACGGAAACCTATGCGGTCTTGGATTGTCGTTGTCTTGGACTGTCACTTCATTCTTCGCATTCCTGGAACCGAATATTCACTGCATTGCCACGCATCTTGTCGTGACGATAAACCCAGTATTCGCTGCGTCTCTCCTTGCGTCTCACGGGTTTTTGTGGGGCTTGTTCGGGTTCTTCGGGTTCTTCGGCACGTCGCTCGGATCTCGTTTTGGCCTTCTTGACTTGTTCAAACACGGCGACAGGTGCAGCCGGACTGCTGTCGGCAGTTACAGCCGTCACCTTGTTGTGGTTGTTGTTGTTGTTGTGCACGCGTTTTTTGATTTTTGGTGAAGGTGTTCTTGAAGTTCTTGAAGTTCTTGAATTGATTGGAATGTCGTAGTCGTCGTTTTTTCCAGCATCCAGGTGTTCGTCAGCTCCACTTTCACGTTGGATGTGTTTGAGGCTGAATTGTTTCCAGGAAAATTGGGTACTTGTCATTGTCGTCATTTCGGTCGTTCGGTGTTTGTTTGTTGAATCACTGCATTCGGGTTATCGGATTAATTTAGCTTTCAATTTTTTTGCATTATTATGGAAAATGAGAGGGACGTTTTGTGATGCAGTTCTTACATGCATACATGATCATATGATGGCTTGGCACGAGACGTGCATTGGCGCATGTCCCACCTGAGGAGGGGTTTGGGGGCAAAGGCAGTAAGTGCAACTACTGCGCTGCGCTGCGCTTTTACGTAGTTCCCTGATAATAATAATCGGCAATGACTGTCTTGGCCTTGACGTATCGGCTCATTTTCGCGGCGCATACGCCTTCCGCCAACGCCGCGCTGGCAATCGTGGGCCACGAGCTCAGCAGCTGGTGTGTGGTTGCTTCCCTCTTTTCCACCTTTTTGCCAGTGGTTGATGTGCAGATTGGGTTATTAGTCACTGCATTTGTCATGGCATAATAATCATCACGCAATGACACGCCATAGTAGCCCTCGTTGCTTCCCTGTTCGGACCACACGGTCGCTTTCAGCGCATGCGGCGATGCATTCAAATACGCCTTCAAATCCTTCATATCCGTCTCGGTCAGTTCAAGCCCAACCGATTGTTTCCACTTCTGGTACTCTTTTAATAAAACCGAGTTCAGAATCTTGCCACAGTCCGAAAATTGACACCGTTCAAACAAAAACGTCTCCGCATTCGGGTTCAACGAAAGCGATGATGCATCCGCCGAATTGGACACTAATATCTTCTTGTATTCCACCGTTTTCAGTTTCACGCCAAGGTAGCCGTGCACCCCGCGAATGCGCTTGGCCTTGAACCGCACGTCCAAATAGTTCTTCAGCGCGTGGAACGTTTCCTTCGTCGGCTTGGTTTGACACCACAAACGGAACCGTCCCTCCATGCTCACCGACGACTCCTCCACGTCGGGGCGCACAATGCACGCCACTTTGATGAATTCGTTGAACTTCTGTGTCAGCTCGTCCTCCGGCAGCAGCACGTTCTGATACACCGATTGGTGACCCGCCGCAACCACCTCCAGCTCCTGTTTCTGTTTGGCCACGAGTTCCCGCAACTCGTTCAGTTCCAAGGCCTGGGTTGCCACCGTTTTCTGCAGTTCACGGTTCTCGGCTTCCAGCACCTCGTTGCGCTGCATCAACCGGTTGAAGTTGTCAATGCTGTACGTGCGCGAATGAATGATGTCGGCGATGTGTTTCTTCAGCCGCTCAATCGTGAAATTCGTGCTGTCGTATGCAATGATTTCGGTCTTGTTTTTGCCGCCCACTTCAATGCTGCGGATGTGGCGCTTGATCTTCGGATACGTCTTGATCAGGTTCTCTATCTCCACCTTGTTTTGCACCCGGAAGGCGGCGACCAGCACGAAATTTTGGTATTTCTTGCGGTGGTCCATTACGCGGGTGGAGAGGTCGTTCGTGTGGCCGAATTTGATCAGCTTCTCGTTTTCAGCGTTCGTATTGTCAATGGTTCCAAAATAGATGCACTCCGTGTTCAACGGAAACTGGCCAATGATCGCCTGCTCCACGGCGCGCTGCTTCTCCTTCTTCGTGGATTGGATGACGGAGTCCTTTTCTTGGATCACTGCTTGGATAACGGCGTTTTTTTGTTCCAGTTGCTGTTTCAATTCATCGGTTTCTTCTTCTACAACTTGATGTAGAACTTCCTCCATCTTCATGTAATACTCGTGGATTTCTGAGGCTTTTTTCGTTTGGGCCTTCAGGCACAACGACTTGAAACAACGAATAGTTAGCATGAAAATTTGTTTGTTTTGACCACCGTTCATTTTTATTTTGGGGGTATCCAACCCAGTTACATTTTTATAATCAACGTCTATTTTGAAATGTTTTTCAATCATTCGTATGGCATTATATTTTTGTTGAAATCCTAACCAATTCCATACATTGTCTAAATCAACGACAAAATCCAAATTTTTGTCATAGTTCAAGTAGCAATAAAAGCTACTCACAAACAACTGTTGCTCAAATTCAGTAAATGATTCCTGAATTTTGGTCAACAGTCTGCCATTGTATTCTTGCGACAGTCGGGTGATGGGGTTTTTCTCAATGAGCTCAACGATGTTCAGCTCCTGCTGTTGTTGTTGTTGTTGTGTGTGTGTTGCGGTTTCCATGGTGGTATGGGTTTATACTATGCATAGGCGAATCCTTTTTAAGTTGTTTTAATTAAAGTGTTTTTATATTTTAAAGCAATAATTATAAAAACGGTTTAATAAAACTTGCTTCACAATGGGTGAAGCAAGATTGCAAACATTTTTGAAATAAAAGCGCTACGCCAACTTGAGGAGCGCTTTTCGTAATCAGACTGCTCCTCAGATCGGATGAGCAAGATCATAATAACTTGTTCAAAGTGAAAATATTGCTTCACCCAAATGTGAAGCAGTTGAAGCGTCCTTGCGCCAACAAAAGCGCTTTTGTTGTGCCAAAGCAAGATTTCACCATTTGCTCTTTTTTACGTTGATTTTGGGCCCCTTTTTGCCGGAGTTTTTGGGGTCGTACGACTCCTCTTCATCATCCGAGTGCAGATCTTTGGAGATTTCCCAGAATTCCTTAGAGCCTAACTTGAACGGGCCGTGCTGTTGCGCCTTGTACCAGAAGATTTGTTCGTGCAATTTGTTGGATTTCGCATTGTTATTGATCACCAAGCACTCAAAATTCTCGGTGCACTGATCCATCACCTGACAAAAGCTCTCAAACGTGGGGAACATGCCCGCGTAATTCTCCCAGATGCGTTTACGATTGGCGATGTAGGGCTCGCGCAGGATAAACACGTAATCAATGTTCGTGCGCAAATTGGGCGGAATGCCGAGCGGATATTGCATTGTGATGACTAACATGATCTTCCAATGTCTCCCGTTCATAAAAAGTAACCGCATCATGACGTCCTTGGTCCATTTGTTGTCGTAGAGGCAGTCATCCAGGACGACAAAGGTGCGGGGGTCAATGTTGGAGCGTTTGTAGGTTTCAATCTCTTTTTTTACTTGTTTGAGGACGGCTTTTTGGCGCTTGAGGATGTTTTCAATGATGGCGGTATTGTAAGCGTCGTGGATGAAGAGTTTTGGGACGTGGGCGGCGAAGAAGCCGTTGCCGGCTTCGGTGCCGGAGATGACGGTGCCGATGGGGATGTCCTGGTGGTGGAACATGAGGTCCTGCACGAGGAAACTTTTACCGGTGTCACGGCGGCCAATGAGAACGATGACGGGGCCCTTGTTTTCGTCGGGCCTAAAGCTGATGGAGCGCATGTCAAATTTGGAGAGTTCCAGGTTCATTGTATTAGCCTAACTTCAAGGGTGCAAAATCAAGGGTACAAGTGCAACACAATACAATACAATACAATTAAATAATATTACAATTATTTAAACGCGATTGCGATGAAGGATTGGATTAAACGGTTTTACTATGTGTTGCTGTATGCGTGGTATGCGCTGTACGCGGTGGCGCTGCTAGGCATTGCGAATGTGGCGCCTGCCTACTTGGACACGCTAAACGCGGTATTGAAGTATTTCATCATCGGGTTTTTGTTGATACGGTTCAATCCGTGGACCAATCATGCATTCACTGCGTTTGACCGCACGATTGTGTTTAGCGCGGCGTTCTTTTTGTTGGCGTCCACTGCAGTTGTGTCGTTGGTGACAAATGCATTGAATGTGCACTAATGCACGTGGCGTATGGTCATTGAGTCATTGAGTCATTTTTCTTGTGTTCCTTGTGTTCCTTGTGTTCCTTGTGTTCCTTGTGTTCCTTGTGTTCCTTGTGTTCCTTGTGTTCCTTTTTCCGCCAACAGGTGCGCTTCTGTGCCGAGAATTACCACGAGAACGGACATGGGAACGGAAATGCGACGCGCTTCTGCGCCGAGGAGGTAATGATTTGCACTTCATTCGTGCAATGGTTTCATGAAAAACCTTCATCGCATTTGCAATATTCGCCTCGGTCAATTCAACATGGGTTTCCATTTTTTGATTTGTTTGAAAATAGCGCGTGAGTGTGTTGAAAAGGTCATCATCGTGCGGCATTTGCACTCTTTGATTCCTTGCATTGATCTTCATTGCATTGAACCATTTCAACATTATGTATGCAGAAATTACATTTTCCGCATTGGATACTAATGCTTCGGTTGTGTGCATGATGTGTTTTGATATCATTATTGCAACGGCTCTCAACAATATGTTGAATTTTCGTCCTTCATATGCCACATCGGTTCTAGAATTGATGCTCATTTCATCGTTACTGAGGCGATTAAATGCAATTGATGACACACACTTTTTTGTTGTTTTTACCTTAGTGAATAAACAAAGTATTATTTTAGGACAAAAATATGAATTCACATAAATCTCATAATACAAAGATGCATGACTGTTTTCGGGGAATGCCGTGATGTAATCAAGGTTCAAATAAAAAGCAGGACATACCTTTGTGAGGACCGCATTCAATTCCATAATTTTTGTTTTTGCGTGCGTCAAGTCCATCATCTCAGGACATCTGAGTCCCTTGTTTATCACCGCAAAATGGTGTGGATTGGCGTCATTTATGTCCTTGTGTAAATCAAACACTTCATGAACCGACGTTCTTTCGTTGAAAAATGGTTCCAATTGTGACGATTTGATTGCGTCAATGTACTGTGTGAACTCGTCTGGAAAGACGCCATCCCGTTTCAAGTTAAAAATGTGGATGTTGCCCGCGTGTTTCAGGGCAATGAACACGGTGGATTGCGGTGTAAACACGTGATGCACTGCGTCATGATCGGTTATTTCATAACATGTGTTTCCATTTACAACCGTCAATGGTTTTATATTAAGCAACCGAGTTGAACTATACACAATGAGTGGTGCATTTCCATTTGTTTGCATTTCACCGTCGGTTAATTATAATAATTGATATATTAAATTATTTTATTTATATAATGAAAAGTGTATAGTAACCGATGAGCAGTCCAAAAACGCTGGATGATTTGGAACAAGCGCTGGTGAAGCAGGCGGTTGAAACCATTGAGGCCAAAATCGGCGCTAAAAAAACGAGCGACCCCAAGGTCAAGGACATGATTGCAATCGTGGAGCGCTTTATCAAGAAGCACGAGCTGGTGTGTTACGGTGGCACGGCCATCAACAACATTCTGCCGGAAGAGGCCCAATTTTACGATAAAAAAACGGAGATTCCGGACTACGATTTTTATTCGCCGAGTGCGTTGGAGCACGCCAAGGATCTGGCCGACGAGTTTTACGAGAACGGGTATTCGGAGGTGGAGGCCAAGTCGGGCATGCACCACGGCACGTACAAGGTGTTTGTGAATTTCGTGGGCATTGCGGACATCACGCAGCTGGACCCCACGCTGTTCAAAAACATTCGGGCGGATGCGATCAAGGTGGACGGCATTCTGTACGCGCCGCCGAACCTCTTGCGCATGGGCATGTATTTGGAGCTCTCGCGCCCCGAGGGCGACGTGTCGCGCTGGGAAAAAGTGAGCAAGCGGCTGGCTCTGCTGAACAAGCACCATCCGTTGAAGGCGGCGGGCTGCACGCCGGACAAACTGGCGGTGCCGTTTCAAACGCCGAAGAATTATAAACACGAGCACAAGCACAAACGAAATCAAATGCACGTTGGAACCCCCACCGCAGATGAGATTGACGGCGCGACCACTGGAAAAGCCGAGGAGCCGGAAGAGGTGCGCCTGTTTCGCACCGTGCGGAACGTGTTCATAGACGAAGACTTGGTGTTTTTCGGGGGGTACGCCATTTCGCAGTACGCGCGACACCTGCCACAATCCGACAAGGCGCTGTTTGCGCAAATCCCGCACTTTGATGTGCTGTCCGTGGACCCCGAGGCCAGTGCGGCCAAGGTGAAGGAACGGCTGGAAGACAACGACTTCAAGGGCATAGTTGTCACCAAGCACTCGGGCATTGGTGAAATCGTGCCGGAGCACTACGAGATCGCGGTGGGCCAAGTGCCGGTTGCGTTCATTTACAAGCCGGTGGCGTGCCACAGCTACAACGTGATTCAAGCGGGGAAACGGCGGGTACGCATTGCCAGCACGGACACCATGCTCAGCCTGTATTTGGCCATGATTTACACGGACAAGCCGTATTACGACGTGACGCGCATTCTGTGCATGTGCAAGCAGCTGTACGACATTCAGCAGCGGAACCGGTTGAACCAAACCGGATTGTTGCGGCGGTTCGGCGCAACGTGCTACGGCAAGCAGGAGACGCTGGACGACATCAAGGCGGTGAAAGCGGAAAAATACCAAGAGCTCAAACGCGATGATCCCGAGTACGAAGAATGGTTCTTGAAGTATTCCCCCATGGAGTATTTTGAACACACGTACAATGCAAAACAACACAAGCTCACCGTGAAACGGTCTCCCAATGCAAAAAAGAGTCCCGCGCATTCGCCCAAGCCTTCGCCCAAGCCTTCGCCCAAGCCTTCGCCCAAGCCTTCGCCCAAGCTGTCGCTTAGCCCGGCGCGTTCGCCAAAGAAAACAATGAAAAAGAAACCCGCATTGAAAAAAAAGAAAAAATCAAAAAAGTCCAAACCGTTGCTCAATAAGTTTTTCAAAATAATCACTTAAATCATGTGCAGTGCATGTATGCATTAGGCACGATCTATGCAACCCATAGTGTTGACGTATTGCAACAAGTTCAAGGACACCAATTATGAAAACACGCGACGGTTAGTGGAAACGCTGAAGGCCAATGACTGGGACCACATAGTACTGGGGGGCGGTGAAACCTGGGTGAATTACATGACCAAAATGACCGCGTATCGCCGGCATTTGGAAACGCTGCCCCTGGATGCAATCGTCGTGATTGCGGATGCGCACGACGTGTATTGTCTGCGCAACGCGCACTACTTTGTGGACGAATTCAGGGCGCTGAACAAGCCGATCGTTATCAGCATGGAGCTGTTTGCCGAAGGTCTCATTAATTACAAACCAAATCAAGTGTATGCGCAGGTGGAGTGGCTGGGACCTTACTTTGAGCACCACGGCATGCGCATTGGCCCAAACGATAGCATAAAAAAGTACGTGAACAGCGGCTTAATGTGTGGATACGCCCGGAACCTCCTGCATTTGATCAACTGGACGTTTGAACAGGGGCACACGGACGATCAAAAAGCGGCGGCGGCGTACGCCAATGCGCACCCGGACGACGTGCATTTAGACATGGACGCGCGGTTGTTGCACACGTGCACGTCTGCCGTGAATTTTGGGCTGCATGCCCAGGCGCAGTGTGACGACAGTCCGTCGTTCGGCGAGTTATTCGGACACTCCGCGTATTTTTTACACATACCCGGTCTGCACTGTGGCGGCGGTCAACTCATGTTGTACAACGTGGTGTATGACGTCCTGCAACGCTACAACCCGCGCATTGCGGCCGAATTGCCGTCGTACAATTACAACTACGTCGCATTCAAGCACTATCATGAAAACGAAAAAATAAAATAACCGATTATGTGTATACTCCCTTATTGTGTTATTGTGATGTGGCCCATACCGAACCAGTGGTTAAAATGGGGCTTGTTCGTCATGCTAATTTATTACATTGCAAAATACAATTACAAGCAGCAGTCGTCATTGGAGGAGGGCTACGAAAACTGGTCGGCCTGCGTGGACCAGGGCTACCCGAAAGACTGGTGCATGTTTACGCCCAATCCGATGGAACCCTCACCTGGATACTGCAACTGCGGCGGCAATCGGTACGGCAGTTACCACGTGGACGGCAAGTGCAACTGCTACTTGTACAACCCGCAGTTGCAGCCCATGTACGTGGACAAGCTGTTTCACGATTTTTTGGCGTAGGTGCGGCGCAACATGTCGTCTGTCGTATCCGCGTCGTGGCACACCATGCAGCAGCAGCATGCGCACCCGCCGTTTTCATAACACCAGCACACGTCACAGTTCGCGACGTCTTGCACAATGTCGATGCATGCAAACTCGGTGCACTTGATGTCCGAGGCAAATATGCAGATGCTGCTCATTAGCACGGTGGCCAACGGGAAATACGGCAGCAATAAAATGAGAGGCATGGAACAAATACAGAATAATTAATAAACTAAATTCAATTTATATTATTTGAATTTATTTGAATTTATTTGAATTTATTTGAGTAGGGGCTGCGATGACACTGGTTCCTAGTTCAAGAGTCCAAAATTGGCGGGCAGCTCCGGAATGGTGGTGCCATAGTACGACTCAATCTCCTTCAGCTTGCGGAAGTCGCGCCGAGTCACAAAATTGACGCCGCTGCCCTTGCGCCCCCAGCGCCCTGAACGCCCGATGCGATGCAAGTACGTGTGCACGTCGCGCGGCATGTCAAAATTGATCACAGTGCTCACTTGTTGAATGTCAATGCCGCGCGCCGTCACGTTGGACGAAATGAGCACGCGGTGCTGGCCGCTGCGGAACTCGCGGTACGCCTTGTTTCGCAACTCCTTGTCCATGCCGCTGTGAATGCAGCACACGGGAAAGCCGTCGTTTATCATGGCCTCCGTCAAGTCGCTCACACGGCGAATGCTGTTGCAGTAAATGATGCACTGCGACACGGAAATGCGCGTGAACAAGTCCTTCAACGTGGCGTACTTGTCGTGGTCCGTCTCCAGCGCCACGTGGAACTGACTGATGCCTTCCAGTGTCAGCATCTCGCTTTTCACCAGAATGCGCACGGGGTCCCGCATGAACTTGTCGGACAAAGAGTGCAGCTCGGGCGGCATGGTGGCGCTGAACAAGCACACCTGCACGTTCGTGTTCAGCAGTTGGAACACGTTGTAAATTTGCTCGTTGAAGCCGGCCGACAGCATTTCATCGGCTTCATCCAACACAAGCATCTGCATGCCCCGGCCAACCGCGGGCTGGCGGCGCAGAATGTCGTGCACGCGACCTGGGCACCCAACCAAAATTTGCGGGCCGTTTGCCTTTAAATCCGCCACGTCGTCGTCCGTGGAGGTTCCGCCAATGAGGAGCTGCACATTGAGGCCGGTCATTTGCGCTCCCAGGTCCTTGACCACATCAAAAATTTGATTGGCTAATTCGCGCGTGGGGGCGATGATGAGCGCCTGTGGCTGCTTCAAATCAAGCCGTATGCGGTTCAGCGCGCCGGTGGCAAATGCGCCCGTTTTTCCGCTGCCGGACTGCGCCTGTGCAATGACGTCGCGCCCGTCAATAATGGAGAGGATGGATTTTTGTTGAATGGGGCTGGGCTTTTCAAAGCCGTAGCCGTACAACCCGCGCATCAGCTGCGAGTTTAAATCGGGGATGTCTTCCCACGCCTCAAATTCCCGGGCGGAGGGAGTGGACTCAGGGGGAGGGTTGGGTGCGGTCATTGTTATGAGTATACGCTGGAGTAGAATGAAGCGGTGTATTTAAGCCGTTTTTCATTTTATTTTATGTGTTTTTTTGTTTTTTGTTTGGATTGCATTGGATTGGCATTGTATTGGGCATTGTATTGGGCATTGTATTATTGCGTGCCGGCTTGACAAAATTATTTTAGATGAAATGAATATAAATAAACCGTGTTCATTATCCATAGTTTCAATAAAATGGCAGCAGCAGTCACACCATTGTCCACGGTCCCAGTTGCACCAGTGTACCAACTGGTTGATTTTGACGCCATCAAATGGAACGGTTTTGAAATGGAATTGCCAGAGGACGTGATTGCCCTGGTGTCGCGCATAGCGGATCAAGTGGGGGCGCCATCTTACGTAAAAACGCCCATTTTCCCCAAACGAGAAAAGGGGCAAGGGCAAGGTCAAGGGCAAGCCGACGATGCTCCCACATGTGTGCACCGAAAACCACGCAGCACCGTGAGCGAAATCACGGAAGACGACTGGGAAACCATTCGCCGGTTTCAAGCCACCGAGTTGAAAAAGAGGGAGGGCATTGACGCGCATTTGGACAGCATTCGTTCAGACTTGAACAAAATCACGGAAAACACATTTGACGAGGTGTATGACGCGCTGTGCGTGCGCATTGACGAATTGAAAGACGAGCCGGATGCGAACCATTTGCAAACCGTTGGTGCAGCCATTTTCAACACCGCCAGTTCAAACCACTTTTTTTCTGCGGTGTACGCGCGGCTCTTTCATCAGCTCTTGCAGAAATACGACGATGTGTTCAAGGTGGTGTTTCAGACAAACTTTGACCAGTTCATGGCGCTGTTCAAGACCATAGAGCACGCGGACTCCAAAAAGGACTACGCCCGGTTTTGCGAAGTGAACAAGACAAACGACAAGCGGCGCGCCATGAGTTTGTTCATCATTAATTTGATGAAGGTGGGCGTTGTCACCACGTCCCAAGTCATGGACATTGTGCAGCAGCTGCAGTCGCTCATAAAGGAGCACTTGCGACAGTCCAACCACACCAATGAAGTGGAGGAGCTGACCGAAAACTTGTTCATTATTTTGAAGGACGCGCATTCGCATTTGAAAACGGCGCACGACGAGGAATGGCAAGCCGTGGTGTTGGAGGTGGAGTACAACAGCCAACTGAAACCGAAAAATCCAAAGTATCCCAGCATCACGAACAAAACCATTTTCAAGCACATGGACATCCTGGATGAATTAAAAAAGAAATGATGAAAGCCATGAAAACATAACATAACCTCATAAAAACATAAAAACAATGCAGCAATTGTGTTTATGTGGCGTAGCCAAGCGATCAAATGGAAGAAGAACAGAATCGGGTTGAATTGTGCATAGATGACGACGATGATGAAGCCATAGAATCCTCAGTGTCAACGTATGATAGCATGATGCAGTCCTTGCACGAAGAGTTGAACATGACGATCAAGCCAGAGTTTGACGATGAATTTGATTTTTTCAAAATGGATTGTGCAACCGCGCTTTCGTTTGACTATGAGATGAATTACACAATCAAGCAACTGAAGCACATTGCGGGGTACTACGGGTTGAAATGCAAACCCCGAAAGGCGGACATAATACAAGACATCGTGCTGTTTGAATCCGATGATGCAAATGGTGACATGGTTGCACGACGCAAACGGTTATTTCATTACGTGGACATACTGAAAACCGATGACTATTTGAAATCATTTGTCATCATATAATCCGGTGACGGCGTGTGTGCAGAAATTTACTGCGACGCCTTGCCCCTCCTTTGCGGATTGTTTTTTTGATTTTAGGTTTTGCAATTGTGAACTTCAATGCAGATGGCGGCCTTGCCGTATGCCTTGACCTAGGCAAAGAGGCAGAAGAATGCAAAGCTGAAGGCAAAGCTGAAGGCAAAGCTGAAGGCAAAGCTGAAGGCAAGGCGGCGGAAGAAGGCAAAGGCATAAATGATTTTTTAAATGTGTTATTAAATGTGTTGTTAAATGTGTTGTTAAATGCGTTGGTAAACACGGACATGATTGCATCGGATTTTTTGGTGAACAATGGATCGGTAATTTTTGAATTGGTGCATATCAAATGGTCTCCGTAAAATGAAGGAAGCAACACTCGCATTATTCCAAGGAATAATTTAAAAAAAGTATTGCTAGTATTTGGATTTGCGAACGCATTGGAAGTGATGATGTACACACGATCAGGACCAATTGCATAAAACATTTGTTTCATTAGATTCAACCGTCCGGTTGGTGATTCCGCGCCAATGCAATCAGAAAAAATATACTTTGCGTAATCATTCAAGTCACTCATGTTTACATGCTCGCGATTTTGCACAAAACTAAAATCCAACCCTCCCAATTGATTCAACAGCAAGTCAAAATCAAAAAAATACAACCGCGATTGGGGTTCCTTTTCAGATTCAATAATTTGACGAATCATGTCCGGAGTTATGCCACTTCCAACCGACATTCTATCGGTGGGTATTATAAACTTTTTAAAATGAGCAGAAATTGTGTCATCCTGTTGTTTGAATGCACTGTAGTCAGCATATTTTGTGATTTTTTGGTTTATCGGGATTCCTTCTGCATCATAAAAAGAAATTGGGCCCGGAGGGCAATACACACTTTGCATATTTATGGATTTGGCGACTGATTGCACATCACGTATGTTGCCCGCATCATCATCAAAAAACAAATGCACATTGGGTGGGATAACCGAAAGGTTGAATGCGGCGGAGTCCATATTAATCTTATACTACAATGATAAATTATTTGTGCGTTTGTGCATTTGTGCAAATGCAAGAAACAGTATATAAAAATAAATGAAGTATAAACTGCATTGATTCATGTCGGCCAAAGAAGAACGCGCACTGCAGTTGGAACTGCACCGCATGAGCCGCATGAATGCGGAAATGATTGCCAAAAATGCGGCACTGGAGGCGGAATGCGCCCGGTTGCGCGCGATGGCAAAGCAGGAAGCCGAAAAACATACCGCTAAAACGGATGCAATGATGAAGCAGTACCAAGCGATTCAGACCGCACAACAAGAAATGACGGAGGCCATGCAGCGCGAACGCCAGACCATGACGGCTCAATGCGAAGAAATGAAGCAGCAAACGAAACAGCAGATGCAGGAGCAGTTACAGCAAGAAATGTCAAACCAACGCAAGTCCAATCTCGCTGAAGTCATCGCGATGAAACACAGCTTGGACGCGCGTTATGCCGAAACCATTGCCGCCAAAACTGCGGAACTGGATGCCGCCCGAACGGCCCTGGAAAATGCGATCGCAGACGAAAAAAAGGCGCGCGTTCAACGCGATCAGGAACACATGATGTATTTTTTAACCCGCACGGAAGAATTTGAAAAGAATAAAGCCGCACAGCTGGAAACGGCCAAGCGCCACTTTGATGCCGAATGCAAGCAACGGCTGGAGGAACAAGACAACCTGGAAGAACAACGGCGACTGCAATGCGCGCGTCGCATGGAGGAACTGGATCAAATGGAAGAACGGCGCCGGGTGCAATGCGCGCATCGCATGGAGGAACTTGACGTGCGCGCGGCACAGCTGAAGGCCGAACGACTGCAATTTGAAACCGACTGCGTGCAACGGCTGGATGCCGAAAAACAGCGGCAACGTGAATTGGAATCCCAAATTAACAAGTATCTCACGCACATGGAAGAACTAAACAAAGAAAAGGTGGATGCTGCGAGGCAATTGGAGGCGGCTAGGAATGAGCTGGAAGAGGAACGCAACGGGCTGCGTGCAGCCGCCGAACAAGCGCTGCAATCCGAATTAGAATCCCAGAACAGTAAACATCTCGCGCGCATGGAAGAACTAAACAAGGCGAAGGCGGATGCTGCGAGGCAATGGGAGGTGGCTAAACGGCAGCTGGAGGAGGAACGCAACGGGCTGTTTGCGGCTGCCGACAAACGGTTTGAAGACCATGTGCAAAAACACGCGATGAAAATGATGCAGGCCATTTCTTTCTCTCACTTGTCTCGCGCCGTTTCTGCAAACTACGCGCACATGCACATGATTTGTCATCAACTGGATTTCAACCAAAAACGGGTGTTGATTTATTCGCATTATTCCGAAAAAGAAGAGGTGGAGAGCTACAATTATTTGACGCTGGAACGAATGGAACACCGGTTTGATCACGTCATTGTGCTGACGAATTGCCCGAACAAGTGGCAGTTCGTTACCCCCGACTACAACAAGTTTCACGTGTTGTGCTACAATTTCAAGAGCGATTTTCGTAACTACTGCGTCTTCATCATGCAGGCGGGAGGGCAGTTGAAGCGCGCCTCGCAAGTGTGCATCGTGAACGACTCGTTTGTCGTTGTGGACGTGGCGGCATTTGACCGGTGCATGCGCCACATGTTTGCGCAGGCATGTGATTTCGCGGGAATCACCAGCAGTTATGAACATGTTTATCACATACAGTCGTATTTCATGTGTTTCAACAATGCCGCCACAATCGCGGTCGTGGATTATTTTGACGCCCACGGATTGCCGATGAATCATCACGCCGCCATTTCGTTGTATGAACTCGGAATCACGAAGCATCTTGTTGACAAGGGGTTCGTGCCGTTTGCGGCGGTTTCAAACAAGGAAATGCCGATTCCGCTGAACACCACGCACTGCAAATGGTCGGCAGTGTTGCAAAATACGGGCATTGTGAAACGGCAGCACTTTTTAAAGCAGTACCCGCAGCGATTCGCAATGACGGACTTCAACATTGCGCTGGTCGCCGTTAAATTTTCCGAAAACAAGCACTTTATCCATTTTTTGAATTATCATGGCGTAAAATATGATTGATTTTTTGCTGATATTTAAGTACGGTTGCAATATATATATAAGCGCGTGATCCAATGTCGTCCATCCGAAGTTTCCACGACATACAAAATGTGCTGTTCATCAATTTGGATTCGCGCATAGACCGGCGCAGTCATTTTGAATCGCAGTTCCGGAAATTGGGGCTGCAACCGCAGCGCTTTTCGGCAATTCGGAATGCGGACGGTGCCATTGGGTGCAGCATGAGCCACGTGGCGTGCATGGAACTGGCGATAAAAAACGGCTGGGACCACGTGTTCGTGTGCGAAGACGACGCCACAATTATCAACCCGGGCCAACTGGTGCACCAGTTCAACCAATTTTTGGCCCGGTTTGGCGATGCGTGGGACGTGCTGCTGCTGGCCGGCAACAATTACCAGCCCTTCCAACAAGTCGCACCCGAAGCCGTGCGCGTGGCCAACTGCCAAACCGCCACCGCGTATTTAGTGCGTCGCCCTTATTTTGAACGGCTGTTGGCCAATTTCAAGGAGGGACTGAAACGTTTGATCGCGGAACCGGGAAACCAGCCCAGTTACGCAATTGATCAATACTGGAAACTGCTGCAGCGCGTGGATCGTTGGTATTTAATCGTGCCCACTTCAGTGATTCAGCGCCCCGATTACAGCGACATATGCCGACAGCACGTGGATTACAGCGACGCAATGACGCAAGTCAATAAAAAATGGTACGGGAACGGGAACCTAAGGTCAGCGCAGTAGCCTTGTGTCTCGTAAACCCTCCTCCTCCTCCTCATAAAACCTACGGACCCCTCCTTATCATGGAAACTAAATGGGAAACGGGAACCTAAGGTTTGCAAGGCCCTTGCTCCCCCACATTGGACAGCGCATCCGCGCGCTGGTTTTTGTCCCGATACACGTGATCGTAATCAATTTTCGCGAATTTTGATGCCAGTGTGACGGCGCATGTGTGCAGCGGTGCCAGTTTGGGCGAGTTCACCTTGTATTTGCCCTGCATTTGCCGAATGACGAGCTGGCTGTCGCCGCGCACCTGCAGCTCCGTGATCCCCTGTTTCAGGGCCGCATTCAGCCCTAATATGAGCCCGGTGTACTCCGCCTCGTTGTTGGTCGTGCTGTGCCCGGCAAACACGGACTCCGCAAACACTTCGTTTCCAGATGCGTCGTATATGACGGCGCCTGCGCCCGCGCGTCCTGGGTTGCCCTTGCTGCAGCCGTCAAAGAACATGGTATGCATGATGCTATGTGTGTAGTAATGGATGGGTTTATTGCGGGTTACATTAGAGAGAATATGTTAAAATCAATTTTTACTATTATTTCAATGATTCAAATTTAAATAATAGAATGCAATGTGTATTATTTGCCATGGCCGCCAACATAACACACGCGCTCTACATCAATCTGGATGCACGCACGGACCGCCGCGCGCACGTGGAAGCGCAACTAGCCGCCCTTAAAAATTCCATGCACGGGATGACGAACTTGGCGGCCGAGAGATTCCGCGCAATTAAACACGCCACGAGCGGCGCCATCGGGTGCAGCATGAGCCACTTGCGCTGCATTCAGTTGGCCAAGCAACGCGGCTGGGACCACGTGCTGGTTTGCGAGGACGACGTGCTCTTCACAAACGTGCCGCTGTTTTTAACACAGTTATCTAAATTCATGGCCACCATGCCGCAGTGGGACGTGGTGCTGCTGGCCGGCAACAACGTGCCGCCGTATCGGGTGGTGAATGACGCGTGCGTTCAAATCAGCAACTGTCAAACCACGACGGCCTACATTGTACGGGCGCATTACTACGACGCGCTCATTGCCAATTACCGCGCGGGCATAAATTTGTTGATGCGCAGCCCTGAACAAAAAATACATTATGCAATTGACCGGTACTGGTTTGAACTGCAGCGCCGTGACCGCTGGTTCTTAATCACGCCGCTCAGCGTGGTGCAGCGCGAGGACTACAGCGACATTGAGCAGCGCGTCACGAACTACGGGCAGCTAATGCTGGATTTGGACAAGGAGCAGTTGATGCGACGCCGAATGGAACACTCAAGGATGCAGATGATGCAGTTAAAAAAATGAATAAATAAATGAATGAATAAATGGTAGTGAATGACTAGGGTGACGGCGGGGTGCCCGTTTCAAATTCGCACAGCAGTCGCGGTGTAGTTACACCATACACATAGTGTGTGGCGTGGCCGAACTCATATTTTGATTTAACCATCATTGTTTCTTCTTTTTCTTTTTCTTTTTCTTTTTCCTTAATGTCATTTTCCATGAGGATAGTTGAATCTTTCTTAGTGCGATTACTACAGCAGCACGTGTATAAAGAAAATGGTTCCATGGCATTGGTGGCATTGGTGGCATTGGTGGCATTGGTGGCATTGGTGGCATTGGTAGGCGTCAGATTCGGAGATGCAGGACCTAAAATAGGACTGGTTTCCGGACTTATTATTTTTTTGTAAACCGAAAACATTTCAGTTCAATACGAATTTAAATGTTGTATGTATTGGATGTAGTATGCGTAGAGAAAACATTGCATGTCCGCGGCCAATATAACGTTTTCCACGTGCTGGTACTCGTTCAAAGCCAAGTTTGATTTCGCCACGTACGCGCAATGGATTCGCAACATGCTGTCTAATGTGCGCACGTACAACCTCGTGATTTACACGGATGAAGCGGGTCGTGCCGCATTCAATTTTGACGCGTACGCCGCCGTGAATCCGCGCATTCGCGTCATCATCAAGCCGTTTGAATCCTTCCGCAATTACGCGCTAAAGGACGCGTGGATTGCCAACCATGCGAAAAATGCGCTACTGAATAAGTGGGTGGACTGGCGCGTCAACGCGCTGTGGTCCGAAAAGGTGCACTTTGTTAACGAGACTGTGAACCAGAAATACTTTGACACGGAGTACTACGGATGGTGCGACATTGGGTACTTTCGTTGTCGTGATAAGCAAGACCTGTCCATGTCGCGGCTGCGCGGATGGCCGAACCCCGATAAAATTGCGGTGCTTAACCCTGCGAAAATTTACTACGGCTGCGTAAACAACGACTGGGCGCAAATTGAGCACTGCATCAAAACCATAAATCAATCCAATCAGCTGGACCCGCGCCTGAATTTCATCGCCGGCGGGTTCTTCATGCTGCACAAGTCCAAGGCGGAGTGGTGGGCCGTCACGTACGATGCCAAGCTGCACCGCCACATGGCCGAAGGGCGGGTCGTGAAAGATGACCAGCAAATCATTGTAGATTGTGTGTTTTCAAAAGACACGCAATCCAACTTCCACATTTGTCGGGAAGAGGGCGGCAAATACGACGTGTGGTTCTTGTTTCAGCGCGCGCTGCTTTAAATTTCATTTTGTTGAATGGCCGCCTGAATCATTTCGTTTACTTCATTTGAAGGCGCCGGTCCATGCAGGCCCGCCGCGCACGGGTTGTACACGTGTTCCATCGCAAATGCGCTTGCTTCCTCGCTGCTGGGTACCCAATACACGTCGTCATGCGCCTTAAGCCAGTACGCGAAATAAACGTCTTCGGGGATGCACACGCCGTTGTTGTCATATGGGTGATTGCGTGCAATGGCCAGCATGACGCGCACGTTGCGCAGCGACAGCCCGCCATTTCCTACAGTCATTTGCAAGGGGCATCTCGGTCGCAGCGTCGCACTAACGCCATAATCCGCCCACGGTGCGCCCACGTAATCGTACTTCAAGAACGCATCCACGGCGTCGCCGCCTTTCAGTAGCAGCGTGTCGCACTGAAAAATCAACGCATATTCGCATTTAAACAGGTCCAATAAGCACTGCCAGAACATCGGGTTGCCCAGCATGGCGCTGTACTGGCCCGTGGTCAAGTTGCGCTCGGTCATGCGCACGTAATGAACACAGTCATCCGGGAAAACGTCGCGCAAACCGTCCTTCACAAAGTGCTCGTTGTCGGGACCGTGATACACGATGAGCCCCCAGCCCGTGTGCTGCAGCAAGCACATGAAGTTCTTAATCACGGGAATGAGGTTCGGGTGCTGGCGCGGCTCCACAATCACGCAGAACTTGCGCACGGCGTGTCTGGGCTGCATGTGTCGGAATGCATCGGCGCCCAGATCCGCAAACGTCCGTAAATATTGTGACCAAGCCGGGGTATTCATGCAAATGCTATGGAGAATGTGTATTGGTATTGGTATTGGTATTTGTATTGTATTATTGCTTTAATTATTACACCGACTGAAAAGAAAAGTGAGACAAAACCTCATTAAAAATGTTATATCAAAGGGTTTTATGATTCAGAAGTCAGGACCGCCCGTGAATGCCGCCACTTCTTTGGCAGCGGATCCACTTGCAGAAGCGTGCTCTTCAAACTGTGCAATGACGTAGAACCCCATCAAGGAGGATACATACACGAGCAGCGCGTCACGCATCAAGAACTTGAGCGGTTTGGGTTCATCTTCTTCGCTGGATTTATTGCTGTTGGCAAATCGCATTTCAATGAATTTGGCCACCAAGAACACAAATGCAATAATGCCACTCACAACGTAAGCGTTGCTGTTCATGTATTCACTATTCACTTGTTTGCTAAAGTGTGTATATACTACCAAAAATGAAACATTTGTGCATTTTTACGAATCAATCCTAAATTTCGGTCAAGCCAAGCTTTTCGGTCAAGCCAAGCTTTTCGGTCAAGCCAAGCTTTTCGGTCAAGCCAAGCTTTTCGGTCAAGCCAAGCTTTTCGGTCAAGCCAAGCTTTTCGGTCAAGCCAAGCTTTTCGGCCAAGCTTTTAGGCCAAGATTTCAATGTCGTCCAATTCGGGTGTATCAAAATTCAACTTTTTATAGGGTTCTTCAATGGGCTGCACGTCAAACACGTCCAGCTGTACATCTTCGCCAATATTGATTCGGTCCAGCGCGTCTTCATCCTCCTCCGCTTCCTGCATCTTGCGCTGCATGTATCTCTCATTGCTAATTTGTTCCAACCGCTCCTCCGTCTTGGGTGCATGAATAATGTGTTCTGCATTGTTTGTGTCAATGGCGCTGTCCACGTCGTTGAATTTGATAGAAGCAGTGGAAGCAGTGGAAAGGTCAGACAATGGCGATGACGGAAATGCGTCCGGAACGGGATCAACCCCTGCAGCAATGGCCGCAGCAGTTGGCACCGAGTCCGCGGATTGGGTTTGCTGCTGTTGCTGTTGCTGTTGCTGTTGCTGTGGTTGCTGGTTTTGCTCTTCCACCACCGCCTCTTGCGACACAATTTCTTCCTTAATTTTGACTTCCGTATGATCCTCTATGGTCTCATCCATGTACGTTTTCAGAATTAATTCAAGCGGAATGCTATCGCGGATGCTGTCCAAAATGCACTCCTTAATGATTATCTCCAATTCGCGCCCGTTCTTCTGCACCGACAGTGGCGGAATGCCGCGCTCAAACAAATACACATTGGTGTACAGTTTGCGCGCGCAATGCACGTACACTTTGTGAATGAATTCATTCAGCTGCGGCACGTCAATGTCCACTTTTTTTTGTTTGGTGCCCACCCGCATGCAGGTCAAGCTCTTCAGTTGAATGATGTGCACGCACGTCACCAAATCCGCCAAGTACCCGCACCCGCTGCGGTCCACAATGCGCTGCGTCTCTTGCTCAATAATGGTGGCGTTCCACTTTGGCACGCGCGAGAGAAAATTCTGAAATGTCATCAAATATTTACCGGTTTCATTGTTTTGTTCGCACAGCTTCCACGCCTCGTCAAAAATGGAGCGGAACCCTTCGGACATCATGGGTGCCAAAATGTTGATCAGACGGGCGCACCATTCATTGCGAGACTCTTGCAGGTTGGAAAGAGAGAAGTCGTCCATTGCTGAGGGTTTACATAAATGATATATTTTCTAAACTGTCATTGGAACGAAAAAACATGAAATGCAGCATGAACAACATCAACAATTTTTCATTCCTAAATTCATGGCGCGCCTTTTGGAAGGCAATGAGCTTCTCGTATTTTTGATCCGCCGGCATGTCGGATGCTTCCAGCAATTGCAACAGGTCCATGCTGCTGTACGCCCGCTCATATAATTCATTTGCCAATTGAATGATGCCGTCTGCAGTGTACGTTCGTTGAAAGCACACTGATTTGTTCAACCATTCTGCGCGCTGCTGCTTGAACTTGTTCAGCGCAGGTCCCGCAAACGTATTCCGCAACAGATGCGTGTGCAGATTGGTTTGCACGCCGTCAATTATCGGTTCTGGTACATGAATCTCGCAAAACCGCGACAGAATGGGGCGCAGCAGTTTGCATTTGTCCTCCACCACAATGAAGAACCGCGTGGAGTGGTTGAACAGCTCAATGCAGCGGCGCAAGGCCGACTGCGCATCGGTGGTCAGTTTGTCGGCGTTCAAGAGCACCACGCTCTTGAATATCTCTCCATCCTTCAGATCCACATTGGTTTTGGCGAAGAACTTGAGGTCCTCCCGAATGAATCGGATGCCTTTGCCATGCGCGCAGTTCACGTGCATGACGTAATCCTTCAGCGCCACTTTGTCATTGCCGTATATGCGGCGAATGAAGTTCCACGCAAGTGTGTTCTTGCCACACCCTGACACGCCGTGGAATATGATGTTTGGAATTTTTTTATGGTCAATAAAGTACTGCAGTTTCTGCTGCACGTCGCTGTGAATGTCCAACAAGTCCAAGGGTTCCGGTTTGGGCTTCTTGACCACGCGAACCCGGCGGGGTTTTAAAACGGGTTCACTCATTATCCTACGCAACATGATCGTGTTGACTTTAATACCTTATTTATTAAAAAAAATTGATTTAAACATTTTTTTTGGAGGATATAAATCATACAACACATTGTGCCATACCATTACAATGTCATGGGTATCTATGGTCAAGAAAAATATCACATCGGCATCAGGGCCCGCAAGGGAACCGGAACAAAGGGAACCAGAACCACCATGTGATGATTTTGAAAGAGAATGGTTTCACCGCGAAATTGGAGTGAACCAAGAATCGTTGGCCAAAATTGAAAAAGAACAACGGCTGCAATTCAAGCCAACTTGGGTCATGTTGAAACGTCCAGATGCACCACAAATAGTTCCCGTTTTCAAAACAAGAGAGGAATTGCATGATTGGGATTATTCAGAACTTCTCAAAAACCAAAAATATTCGGATGAAGTGTTTGAACAACGCACACAAGAATGGCGCATCAAAAATAACTGGCAACTCCCTCCAATGAAAACCACGGTTTCCACCAAAGATGAACAGACCCGAGGGTTTTATGTGGAACATGACCACAAACACACACCCATTGTTTTCTATGTCACGCCTTTCAGCACTGAACCCGATCTGGCGTTTGACGCATCTCCAACACAAAAATACATGGTAGACATGTTGTGGTGTCTCATTCATTCGCGTTCCGATGAGCTAGTTGCATGCAAGACGGTGGCCGATTTCAAAGCGCTGTTTGAACGCAACATTCACTTGGACCCCGAATTGCATCATGCTCATATTTACAATCGTAACCGAAAACATAGTTTCCCGCTGAAAATGCTTTGGCTCCTTTCACAAAAGGCAAACGTGTTCCCCGGCAAAGCGCGTACAGGAACCGCTCGTTGGACCATAGACCCTGTCCGACCACCATCCGAGGGGTGGATGACGTGGCCACCATTTGACCCGAAGGTTTACTCCAAAAGCATGGTGTTCTTCAGCTCGCGCAAGTTTCGCGACTCCAACAATGCGATTGTCATCGGCAAATATGGCGGACGCGAAGAAACCGGCATTTGCGTGGTTCAACAGTTGAAACAAAACGGGGATGCGGCCACCATTCGTTGGCTCCTCTCTGCAAAAGAGCTGCGCGAAATGGAACGCGTTTCATTTCACCCTGAGTGCTGTCCCTTTCGGCCACCGGACTATTCATTCGTTGATTGGTACGATGATGATTGGTGGTGATTACGCGAATTTGAAAAATTTAAAAAAAAAATTGAATGCATGAAAAGCGCAGTGTTTCTCATGCAGCATCCCACTTATAGTACAACAGTACAATGCAGTCAGACGCAAACAACGCAAACAACGCAAACAATAGCACCATTAAGGCTGAGATCCACGAACTGCTGACCGCCTGCTTGACCGATGATCTAAAGACGAAGTACGCCGAGTTCTTGGCCAATCAGGCTGCTCCTGCCCCTGCCCCGCCACCACTGCTTTCAGTGAACAACTGGAAACACACCAAGGCATTCACCAGTAAAAGAAGAGAAACGCAGACGCAGTATTACATTCGCATGAACGCCGCGCCCGAAGTGGTTGAGCTGGTGAGTCTGGACTCCAAACCGTTCGGCTCCGTCAGTGAAGCCATGATGGCAGAGCTGTTTCAAATGGCGCCAAGAACGTCCAGCCAAAACGACGGCGTGTTTGAGGGTCGCAAATGCGAAATCAAATGCGCCAGGCACTGGGGCGGGAAAGACGATTCCCGGTGGCAGCATTTGGAACCCGACCATGACTACGAGTTTGCAATGCTGGCCCTCCTGGACTTCCACGAATGGAAGGTGTGGTGCATCACAAAAGAGCAACTCATGGGCGATCTGCGGGACAAAAAAGTTGTCACGTTCCAGGGCAAGCAAGGCTGGTGGACGCTGAAATCGGCCATTATGCCGTACCTGACACCGATTCACGGTCTGGAGTGCTTGCGCAAATTTGTCAGCGCTCTTCCCAAATAAAAATAAAAAAGTGAGTGTATAATATACCATACGCACACATGGAAAATACGAACGATCATGGAATACCTTACAATTACATGAACCTAGCAGGAATATACAGAGGAGAAATCAAAAACGGAGTTCCGCATTATTTCGGCTATTACACATATAATGACGAAAATGATGAAACAAATAATATACGCATTAAGGGTGAATGGCAAGACGGTGTTCTAATACGTGGCGAAATGACGTTTGGCGGCGGTGTGGAATTTCATGGAACATTTCATGAGGATGGCGATTTCAAACATGGCAGAATGACAAACTTAGGAATTGATGGAAAAGGATGGTATGAAGGAGATTTTGTGAATGGGGTGCGTAATGGAACAGGTCAGTTGCATGAGGATGGCGTGCTTTTCACCGGAACCTGGAAAGATGATATTTTGCACGGCAAAGGCACAATGCAACTGCCAAATGGCACAAAATATGATGGAATGTGGAATGATCACTATTTTGACGGTTCAATACTGTATAGCAATGGCGTGCGCCGTGAATTTATTGGTTATCTCAAACATGATGGCGATAAGGCAGTGGGGCATAGTGAAGACATGTCAGTGACAGACAGCCACCACCATCTCACATATGAAGGGGATTTTGAGGATAACATGCCGATGCATTTTGGATCAGTCACGTGGCTCAGCATCAATGTTACATTGCCCGTGTTTAGTCATGCGTTTAATTCATTTTGCATTGTGTCACCCAATCAACACAAACAGTTGATTGAAATAGGAGTTCTGGAACGACAGGAAGATCCCATTAGTTGTGATATGATTGATGGTGATACCCCACTTTTTTACCTCTTTCATTTCGGTTTAAAATTGGATCAAACCGCCGATGTTCAATTATGGCATCCAGTGAAAATATCCATGGCAATGAAGCTTAAGAGCTGCCCACTTTGTCGGTTAGAATATCCACAGCCCCTGATAGATTGGGTTAAACTGGAAGCGCAAATGAACGCAGCAACCAAGATACAGCGGTTTGTTAGGTCCAGAGCTAGAACCAAAAAACGCGCCAGCGCAGCAACCAAAATACAGCGGTTTGTTAGGTCCAGAGCTAGAACCAAAAAACGCGCCAGCGCAGCAACCAAAATACAGCGGTTTGTTAGGTCCAGATCCCAAAACCGCAATGGCGGCACTAAGAGAGGCGGCACTAATAAGAGAAAAATAAAGCAATATGCACAGCGTCGTTGTTAAAATCATGTCGCACGCACAAACACGTAGGTGCATTCCTCCGTTTTTTTCTGATCGCTTGCGGTTTTTTGCCCCGGGCGCCGGCTGTTGGCCATTGTGAACACCACGCCGTCCAAAAGGCGCCACCCGTGCTCGCCATGAATCCGGATCACATCGTCCAGCAGGTCGTACTTCTTGTCGGTCTTAAAATTCTTCACGCTCCAGCAGCTGTACTTCACGCCGAGCCGAATGACGCCTGCGATGACCGGGTTTAAGAATTCATTTAGCCATGCCTGGTAGCCACCCGATTGGACGCTATGAACGCTCTGCGTTGGCTCGTCCGAATACAGTTCCAGGTTGTAATACGGCGGACTCGTCAGCGCAATGTCGTAAGTGCCAAGCGATTGTTGCAACGCCACTTCAGCGGGCTTGTTAATTAGGTTGACATTGGTCAGCCCCAGCTCGTCGCGAATGGCGCGCAGCGCCGCGTACGTTTTCACACATGGGTCAATGCCCGTGTAATGCACTTTTAGACCCCCTCCCCCTCCTTTGTCTCCCCCTCCTCCGTTGCGGGGGGTTTGAGGGGGGAGCTTGTCTCCCCCTCCTTCTGCGCTTTTGGCGCCGATCATTCGGCCGCCCCAGCCCGCACACGGGTCCAATACACGCACGTCCGTCATAGCATCCTTGGTGGCAAGGTAGGCCACCACCTTTTTCGCCATGAGCGGGCGGTACATCGTCACTTTGCCCAGCCCGTTGGCGAATGACAGTGAGCGAATGATTTCGGACGCGTAGGGCGTGGAGTGCTGCGCGCGGTTGAATCGCAGCGCCTTTTCCAGGCACGCGCGCGTCCAAAGCGATTCAACCGAATGCCCCTTGTAATTGCGGACGGCGTGGAAGTGCCGCATGTGTTTTCGCAGCACCTTCATGCCCGCCACCTCTGTGGCCGAAATGGTCATTGCGTTGCTTGTTGCGTCTTTTTTTAATAATAGAGCCCAATCCTTCTGTATATCCGCATCCGTATAAGATTCGTGTAAAACCCCGTGCGCTTCCAGTTCGGCTGCCAGCTGCGGCAGCAGCGCTTCAAACTCTGCGTCTGTTAAATTGGTGAGCGCGTGCTTGCGGTTCAAAATGCGGTCCATGAATGAATTCAGTGTGATAGGGTGATTGTTGATGAATGATTCGTTATTATTTCTAATTCAATTTTGTTTCATATGTTGTTTCATATGTTGTGTAAAACAACATGTGATATAAATTATTGTTCCATAGAATGCACCAAACCTAAACCATCTTGTACACAATTTGCGTGTCCTGCTGCACCATGTCTGCAATAAGTTGCTTGAACGAGGTCCGCGGGCGCCATCCCAGCACTTGCGCCGCCTTGGACGCGTCCCCCCACAGCACGTCCACCTCCGTGGGCCGGTAGTACTTTGGATCAATGAACACAAGGTCTTTACCAGTGACCTCGTCGTATCCCACCTCGTCGGCGCCCGTGCCGCGCCACTTGATTCGGATGTTGGCCATGCCGAACGCCAGCTCAATCATTTCGCGCACGCTGTGCGTTTCGCCCGTGGCCAGCACGTAGTCGTCCGGCGCGTCTTGCTGCAGCATGAGCCACATGCCCTCCACATAATCCTGCGCGCTGCCCAGGTCGCGCTGAGAATCAATGTTGCCCATGACCAGCCGGTCCGTCTCACCGCGCAGAATTTTTCCCAGTCCCAGCGTGATTTTGCGCTCCACGAAGTTGTGGCCGCGGCGCACGCCGCCGTGATTGAACAGGATGCCGTTGGACGCGTGCATGCCGTACGCCTCGCGGTAATTTTTCACGATCCAGTACGCGTACAGCTTGCCCACCGCATACGGCGAGCGCGGATAAAACGGCGTGGTCTCGCGCTGCGGCATTTCTTGCACCTTGCCGTACAACTCGCTGGTGGAGGCTTGATAAAACCGGGTCACAGAGTCTAGCTCGTTGTTGCGAATTGCCTCCAGGAGCTTCAGCGTGCCGAATGCGTCCGTGTCTGCTGTGTACTCTGGCATTTCAAACGAAATTTTCACGTGCGACTGCGCGGCCAGGTTGTAAATCTCCAGACGCTCCATCGCTGGGTGCGTTGTCTTGATTGAATTCAGAATTTTGTACAAGCATGCACCGTCCGTCATGTCACCGTAGTGCAGCTTGAGTGCGGGATTGTAAAACAGGTGCTCAATGCGCGCCGTGTTGATCGTGGACGAGCGCCGGATTAAGCCGTGCACCAAATAGCCTTTGCCAAGCAGCAGCTCGGCCAAATAAGACCCGTCCTGACCGGTGATGCCGGTGATGAATGCAATACGTGGTTCATGCGACATGTGTTGTGAGAGATTTTGATTACAAATGGCACAAATGCAATACGAATGTGTTAAATGTATTAATTCATTTAAATTGATTAAACACAAAACATTATATAGTTTACACATCTCTCAAAAAAATGCAAGAACATACATTGTGTGTGCTTGTGACTGGTGGATCCGGACTTGTTGGCTCCGCGCTGCGCAGCGTGAGCGGTGCTGAATTGAAGTACAGATTCATTTTTATGTCTTCGCGGGACTGTGATTTAACAGATTACGACGCCACGTTGCGGTATTTTCGCATGATTGCGCCGCATGCGGTCATCCATTTGGCTGCGGCAGTGGGTGGCCTCTTCAAAAACATGCGGTGCAAGGTGGACATGTTTGAAACCAACATGCGGATAAACATGAACGTGCTGCGCGTGTGCCATGAATTGGGGGTGTCCAAGGTGGTGAGCTGCCTTTCCACGTGCATTTTTCCGGACGAAAAAACAAAATCGGGTGCAATCAGCGAATCCATGATGCACGCTGGCCCCCCGCACGCATCCAACGACGCGTACGCGTATGCCAAGCGCATGCTGGAAGTGCAGTCGCGCTGCTACCGGGAACAGTACGGCCGCAACTACGTGTGCGTCATCCCCACCAACATTTACGGCCCGCACGACAACTTCAACCTGGACGATGCGCACGTGATTCCCGCACTGATCCACAAGTGCTACTTGGCTAAGCGGGATGGGGTGCCGCTGGTGGTGGCGGGGAGCGGCGCGCCGCTGCGGCAGTTCATTTACTCGTGCGACCTGGCGCTCATGCTCATTTGGACGCTGGAACACTATGATGCCACGTCCGACGGTGATGCAGGAGCCGGCGCAGGCACCCTCATTCTCTCGGTGGACCCCGCCGATGAAATCAGTATTGCTGACGTAGTGCGGCATATTGCCGACGCAATCGGTCTGGACAACGACATTGTGTACGACGCCGCGCAACACGACGGCCAATTTAAAAAGACGGCAGACAACGCCAAATTCAAGCGCCTCTATGGTCGCGATGCGCCGTTTGCGTTTACCCCGATTCGCCGGGGCATTCGGGAAACGGTGCAGTGGTTTGTTGAAAACTATCACAGTGCTCGGAAATAAGGTTTTAGCATTTTAGCATTTCAATATTTCAATATTTCAATATTTCAACATTTAAAAAAAAATTGAAAGCCATTTTTGGGAATGCAGTTCAAAGGCAGTTTACAAACAACAACAACAACAACAACACCGACAACGATGGCAAGTATTATCAACAACGACAACAACGACCTCAATAACTCATCCCAACCCATTCAGGATGCCGCAACTCCAAGAACCTCGGACCCGGACCCCGCAGTTGAAACGGGCGATGTGGCAGTGACTGCTGCTGTCAAAAACATGGACGTCATCTTTGTGCAGGATGTGAGCGGTTCCATGGAAGACCAGCGTCGCTCAGTTGTGAACGGCATCAATGAAATCGTCGGCGACCTCAAAAAGCGTTACGCTGCGCCATGCGAGTACACTGCAACTGTCTGCGTCATCAAGTTCTCATCGCATGACAACATCCGCATCGGTCCCAGCATGCCGGTGCAGGATATGCCGGTCATGACTGTGGACGACTTGAAATGCGATGGCTCGACGGCGTTGTGGGATGCCGTCGCGATTGCAATCGCCCGCATGAACACGAACAGCGCAGGGGTTCCCGCAACCACGTACATCTTCACGGACGGCGACAACAACGATTCAATGAAGCACACACGATCTGGCGTCAACGAACTGATTGCTGAAAACAAAAAAAAGAACCCCATGCATTCGGTGCTCTTCATTGGTTCGGACCCGTCTACCAGACGCAACGCAGACGACATGGGGCTGGACCGCGTGCACTCCATTCAGCACGATTCCGACAACACACCGGTTGCATATGAGGTGTGCAGGCGTGCCCTGGGGCGCTGCGTGTCGGGCGACACTCAAAGCACCGAATTCAACGAATCCGATATTGTCCTGTCTGAAACACCGTCTCTGCGCCGAACAGACCAACAACCCGATCAAGAGCACAGCTGGGAGAATGTCAAGAGTGACGCGGTTGGCGATTCGCAACCTGATTCGCCGCCTGAGCATGACCATTTTGAATCGGACTACGTGCCCAGCCGAACTCAATCAAGTGGATGGTAAGCAATCAAGCAGATGGTAAGTCCAACAACCCAATAACCCAACCCAATAACTGTGAATGAAAAAAATATTACACTTTTTTCATTTTTATTGTAGAAGCATAAATACATGACCCCATATTGAATATATTAAAAATAAATGGACAACACGGAACCCAATGAACCCAAGGAACCCAATGAACCCAATGAACCCAAGGATAACACGGATGAATCCGAAAAATCTAATGAATTCTTCGTGTATTTGCTGGAATCATCATGCAAACGCGCCACGTATGTGGGCGCAACTGTGAATCTGGAACGCCGTCTCAGACAGCACAATAAAGAGCTTGCAGGCGGAGCGCACGCCACCGGCGCCCGAGTGGCCCGCGGCCAAACATGGCGCCGAGCGTGTCACGTGACCGGCTTCCCCACATGGCAGTCCGCCCTCCAATTTGAATGGCGGTTTAAGCAGCTCACGCGCCGCGAACCGTCTCACCCCAGTCAAACCCCGCTGGAACGCCGCAAAGCCGCGCTGCAAAAGCTAGTTAATTTGACACAGTCCACGAGCAAGGCGGTCCCTTACGCCGAGTGGCCCTCCGGCGGCCCCGTCATCATCTGGGAATGAACTGAACGGGCGGGCGAGCGAGCGAGCTTAAAAAAAGGCACCATCACCACAGAATTCGTCTAGAAAGATTGTTTGCCGAATATTTATTGCGTTTCCAGTTGCCCAGCATGCCAGCGGTGCGAGTCAAATAATTACGTCTTCGGGTCTTATTTTTATGACGGGTATAATCTTGATACCCCATTTGACCAAAGTTGATCCATTTGTTCAACTGGGGATCCCAAATGCGGTACTTTTTCACGGGGTTGCTTGCAGGATACAACTTGGCTGTCTTGCCCAAATACTTGTATGCCATTCTTTGCGCTTGGGCTGGATTTGAAAATGCGTAAAGCGCTTTGGGATAACTTATCCTCTTTGGAGGCTCACATGGGCGCAACCTTCTGCGCGAATTCATTCCTCCTATATTACATTGGAGAGATATTCGCCCAATAATCCGATATTATATGACACAAAATAAATGTTACAATTTCTCTCTAGATGAATTTTATAAAAACCACATTTCCCAATCCGTCACTGCATTTATGGTCACGCGCGCATGCATCCCAAAAAGTTCCGCAAATTACCTAGTGCGCGTCGAATTTTCCCAAAAGTGTTTCGTCGATCTCATTTTTGGACATACTTTTCTTGTCCATTTCTCAAAAATTTTTCGACTTTTGTGCAAATTCGAATCGAAAAAATAACAAAATTATTCAACCAAGCTTGTATTAAAAAACGTGAGCATAATGCAGCGCTTAAAAAAAGGCACCACGACGGCGCATTTTTTGGCCCAAAAAAAACTTAAAAAAAGGCACCAAAATGGGTGCATTTTGGGGGACAAGAGCCTAAAAAACAGCCTACGAAATAGGCAAAAATAGGCTGTTTTTCACTATAAAAATAGGCTAAAATAGGCTAAAATAGGCTCCGACACCTAGGGAAAAAGCCTAAATAGGCTCTCAATAGGCCGAGACCATTTATTAGCAGAAAAATGATCAATCAATCTTGAAAATGCTTAAAGCATAATTTTTAATATTTTGCATTGTATATACGACAATTCTCTCAAAGTGTTTGTAATGGAATCCAAACCACCGAAGTATGTTTGCGCAGCATGCGAATATCACTGCAACAAAAAGAGCCACTATGTGCAGCATTGTGAAACTGAAAAACACAAGCAAGTATCTAATGGAACAAAGTTTATTTGCGAGGAATGCAAATATTCCTGCAAAAAAAAGAGCCACTATGTGCAGCATTGTGAAACTGAAAAACACAAGCAAATATCAAAAAAGGATGGTGAACCGACTGCCGAAATGAAGACGTTTATGGAATCCATGATGAAAATGCACAAGGACATGCTGACCACATTTGTGGAAACAATGAAAGAAAACCCCGCGCAGGTGGCGCATGTCACGCACACAAATAATACGATTAACCATAACAACCAGTTCAACGTGCAGGTGTTTTTGAATACGGAGTGCAAGGATGCGGTGAAGCTGAGCGACTTTGTGAAAACGCTGAAAATCACGCTGCAGGACCTGGAATTCACGAAGACCAACGGCATCGTGGAGGGCGTGGGCTCAATTATCGTTAATAATTTGAAGGGCATGGACGTGCATAAGCGGCCGATCCACTGCACGGACGCCAAACGCGAAACCATGTACATCAAAAGCGACGAATGGATGAAGGACGACATGCACGAGCAGGTGAAGAAGTTCATTTACATGACGTCGTGCTACCAGACACGCGTCATACAGGATTGGATGGAGGCTCACCCGGGCTGGGAGAACAAGGAGAAAATGCACATGGAGTATCAGAGCATTTGCAAGGAGCTGTACAAGAACATTGAGAAGGACGAAGCCGCGCACCGCAAAATCCTGAAGATCATTGCGAAGGAGACGCACATCAACAAGGCAGAACTGATGGGGCTCATGCAATAAAAGTTACAAAAATCCTAGAACCCCGGCACCCGCTTCGGGTTCCATGTATCCCCGAGTTTTATTGGCATTGGCATTGGTGTTTTTGTTGCTGTTTTTACCGCTGCGGGATCCATGGTACATGTGGTGGTGGTACACGTTCACTGCCCCAGCGTGTTTGTGGTTGTGGCTGTGTCGTTGAATCGTCGTGTCGTCAATGGGCGCGTCCTTTCCCGGTTTGAATTGTTGTTTGGATTTCGGCTTGTCGTTGGAGCACACCGTGTCCATTGGAACAAATTTTGAGCGATCAATGATGTAGTTTGGAGGAAGGTTGGGTTTGTCCTTATTTAGGTCGGTCATGTAGCACAGATCTTTAGACCCGCCTCCACTGTCATAAGTTGTCCCGGATGTTATTGCAGGACACATGAACCCATTCGTTGCGCCCGTGCTGTCCTTCATTGGAATACACGGATTAATGGTTGAGTTTCCATAAAAATCATTGGGATACGGCATCATGCCGTCATCCGCAGAATAGCACCCTGGAATCACACACTGGTTATCACCGATTTGGGTCGTTTTTGGTTGACATGTGGTTGCTGAACAAATGGGACCGGGTGAGCCTTGGCCTTGGTCGCCACCGTCATCACTAGTGGTGCCCGGCATTGGGCCAGATTTAGATTCAATAAAGGTATAATCACGGTAATCACAGTTGCTTGGATTGTTGGGGGTGGGAGCCCAATTTGGGTCCGTTGGGTCAACATCCTTGCTTGGATCTTTTTTGATGCAGGTGCCCTGATACGTGTAATACCCACATGTCTCGCACTCTTGGTCATCAATCGTGTCGTCAGCTGGTTTGAATGATGGACAATATTTGATTCCATAGTTGACGTAATCGCTGTTGTAATATTTCGGGTTTACGCAGTTTCCACGGAATGCGATTAGGTTTCCTTGTTCGTCCGTTGCAGTTGGACCAATTTCCACGCACTTGTCCTTGTTGCAACCCGCAACAGGTATCCTCACACGGTCTCCTTTGTATCGGCCGCTGGTGGATGCGATGCCCTTCTTTTGCGTGGTGGTTGACGAAACTGCTGTGGTTGTTTTATTGCGGTTTTCAAACGCCTCGGCCAGTTTGTCGTGTTTCATAAGCAGGTTGTCCAGCAAGTGGTCATGGTCTGAGCTGCCATCGGCGCTGCCAGCATTGCCCGATGCGTTGCGCTGTCCGGCAGCAGATGGTTCTGCCGACATTGGGGGATTTTTTCTGCGCATTTCATGCGTGGTGAACCCTTCTTCTGCATTGGATGAAGGCAACAATAAGATCACCACGCTCACAGCAATAATAATTGCGCTAAACAAAACAAAGTAATTCATGGACTCGGTTACAGGATATATAATTATATATTTGTGAATATAATTATTTTCAATGAATTGGGCCGCTCATAATAAAGAGGGGTTTGGATTAGTGCATTGGTTAAGGAGGGCTTTGGATTAGTGCATTGGTTAAGGAGGGGTAGGGGGAACCTTGGTTCCCCCTTAGCGGCAGCAGTAGCTGCTCAGACTCTGCGTGTACGGGTTGTTGCGAAAGGCGTCCAAAATTTCCGGGTTGATTCTCTCGCACTCAATCGCGTTGCGCGGGTAGTCCTGCGGCATGCGCATCTTGCCGTACGTTTCCACGGACGGCGGCATGTTCACGGTGTTGGGGCCGGGAGCAGCGGCGCCCACGTAGTTGCACGCGTTGGTATGCGGTTTGCGCACGCTGAGATTGACGTCGTGACTCGCGAGGCTCATGTTGCCCTGGTTCGTCCACGACGTCTGCACCTTGTTGCAGTTGTTGCGCTGGTTGTAGGCGGCGTCGTACACTTGGTTGCCCATGTGCGCGCCCGCGCCACCCGCCGACCCCATGTACTCCACGTCAGTGGTCGTGTCGCGCTGGTTCTCCACGGGCTGCTGGTCCGCCACTTGGTAGCCCGCATTTGTCTGGCGTTCAAAGTTCAGATGGTTGAAATCCAGCAACCCGCTCGTGGTTTCCTTAATGGTGGTGGGCAGGCGGTCAGCGGGGTTGAACACCGTGCCAGCCGGCACCGTCGTGCCTGCATTCGCATACGCGCGCAGGTTGCCGATTGCGTTCTCCTTGCGCGACGGGCGCACCACGTCCAACAGCGGCGCAACCACGGCGCGAATGGCGCCAAACACGCCGCCCGGTGCCACTGCGTGCGCGGTGGTGCTGCGATTGTTGTGCAGCAACTTGAACCCCGTGCGCCCGTGATCGCCCGTGGATGCGGGGCGCTGATCCGACGCCGCCATGTTGATGGCGTGGTGGCGCGTGGGATCCATCTGCTGCCGCCGGGACGGCTCCACTGCGGGCGCAGCGTACGTGGCAGCGCCGTTCTGCTCGGCACCCGCGCCAAAGTACTCCGACGTGGTGGAGGGACGGTTCACAAAGCGGTCGGCCTGAATGGCGCGCGCGGTTTGCGCCTTTTCCAAGCCCGTGGTGGTGAGCCAGCGGTCGGGCGTGTTCAAGTAAAACGTGTCGGGTAGGTACTTCTCCACCTTGCCCTGCGTGGCGGAGCTGGGCGCGTTCTGGATGTAGTAATACGCGGGCCCCTCGTGCGTTTCCAGGCCGAACGTGAGCTTGGGGTTCGTCTTCACGCGCAGCTCGTCCACGTTGCGGTCCACCCACTTGTCGCGCGCGTCCATGCCGGAATTGAAGCCGCCGCTGCCGGCGTCGGTGAAGCCCTTGTCCAGCCCCGGCGCCACGTGCACCTCCTCCCACGGCTTCACGTTGGACATTTTGCTGGACGGCATCTGGCGCGACTGCATGAAGTCGCTCGTGTTGGGTGTGCCGTACACGTAATTGTAATTCTCCTGCGGTTTGAACAGCGGCGCAACCTCCGTCTTGCTGACCCACTGCGACCCCGCGCCGTTCATGGTGTCCAGCACGGACTCGTGCACGTTGGCGTCTGTGGTGCGACCTCGGATTTTGGCGCCGAAGAAGGGCGCCATGTTGTTGTGCTTAAAGTCGGCGGCGTCCATGGGCTTGCCCGTGAGCGACATGACCTGGCGGCGCTGCTGGTAGGCGTCGCCAAACTGCGTTTTGCCGCCGAAGTCGGGACCGCCGTTGGCCACTTCCTCAAACACGGACTGCTCGTAGTACTTGTCGGTGGCGGCGTTGGGGTTGGGGAAGTTGGAGTACTCGTTTGCATTGTAGCCCGTCTTGGGCTTGAAGACCGGGTAGTTGTCGGGGGGAACCGACACGTTGGGCATGGCGTTCACGGGCTTGCCCATGTTGACGTAGCCCTCCTTCACGGGAGCCGCCGCCGCACTAGAAGCAGCTAAAGGTTTGGGTCCGCCGTTATTCTTTTTTTGATTGGACAAAAGGTATGCACTGGCCAACCCAATGAGAGGAATCGCGAGTTCAGCCATGATCTGTAAGGTGTGAATATATTATGTAATGATAAATACTAATATATGAATATACTTTTTATTTATATATTGTCGTGACTAATTGGTTTCACTTGTAGACGGGACGCACATGCCCAGCTTGTGCGCATTGGTTGAACCGAACACGCGCTTGAGCGTGCTTTTTCGGGGTTTGTATTGGGCCACCACTGCAATTTCATACTTGCCCAACCGTCCTGAAAACCCGGCATTGTCAACCATGGTTTCCACCACCTCTTTCGCTAAATCCACGTGTTTCAGGGTGGGCCGATAGTGCCCGGATTTGGTGTTCAAACATATGGTTATTTTGTGCACGTCGGAGTCGTGAAAGACGGTGCCCGATCCTGCGGACAACACCTCCATGCAGTTGAAGTGCTTCTTGAACTCCGCGCTGAACTTGGCCTGCGCGCGCTTGATGTCGGGACAACCAGCCAGCCCCTTTTTTGACGTTTTGCACGCAATGATGTAGTCATACAGCTCCATCAATTTCCCGCTTAATCAGATCCATCATGGCTTCAATGTAAATCACCGAATGCCGGGTGATCAGCGAGCCATTGCAAACAAACACGCGATGACGCCCATTGTAATTCAAGACGATGTATTTGAACCACAGCCCGTTGGTGTAGTTGAATTTTGAAATGAAAAAGGGAAGCGTCAGGGCATTCAATTCAAACACGGTGTCCATGGACACGGACAGCTCATTTCCGAGCGTTTTTTCATGCGTCTTTCCGCAAACGTGCGTGTTTTTCAGGAGGGGCAGCCCTTGGGCGCGTTTGCGGGTCCGGGGATGCATTGACGCGCGCGTTGTTAGAAACGGATTTGACAGCGCATACATTGCATTACACAGGGGTATACAATACAGTGTGAAAAATATGAATCAATACCTCTTAAGAGTCAAGTCAAACCGGCGCAGTGAAGACGTTTTTGGGGACCGTAGGTGGCTGTGTCTCGCGGGTCCCCGAGGGGCACGGGACCCAGTAGTCCTTTTCCAGAATGCGCGTGCTCAAGTTGTTTTGGAAGGGGATGCACACGTTTTCTTGCGGGTTCAAATGCAAATAAGAGAAATTCGGCTGCTCTAAATCGCGCGCGGTCCACGCGGGATGAGTGGCGCGCGGCTGCTCCACAAAGGGCGTGCACGTGGGATACTCAATCGGGGCGTCGCCCACCTTTGCGGCGCTGACTCGGTAATTCGTACAGTCACGCGACAGCGGACGGCCGAGCCCGCGCAGGTCATTCTCCAGTTCCACCGAGTTGGTCCTTAAGTTGCCGCCCCACCCTTGCAGCCGAATGCAGGGGTCCTCCATGTAACAAGGCTTGTCGCCGTTGCCGGGCACGTTGAGCGCGTAACGTCCAGCACCGGTGGATTCCTGTACTTCCTTGGCAATGCGGCAAGGGTCGTCGTGAATGCGGGTGAATGCCATGATAACACGATGAATGGAATGCGATAATGATATAATTATACATATCATTATATTTATTTTGATGATTGACTATGATGGAAGATTATTAATATACCCAAGTTGGCACGTTACATTAGTTCCTAACGGCGCACCTACACCAGTTAAAAATGTAGTAGTATCCACTATCCGGATCTGCCCGAAACCCTGCATGTTGGTGACATTGATTGTGTAAGTATATGATTGTGATGTCGGTGTTGGCCCTCTAAAAATCCGTGGGAATGAATGTGTTGCAGTGCTAACATCTACATTTGTATTTATCGCAAAAAAATCTGGATTGAATCTTGGATTGAATGACTCAATGTAATAACGATTGGTAAGGTCACCGGCTGCTGAGCGTGGGTCTGTCGGCCTTGGCATATTGAATGGTATATCAATAAAACCACGTGTTACTCCATCAGTAATGCACATGACAATCTCACAATTATAAATAGAAGTTATGCCATCAGACACAAAAATTGAAACCATGATCCTGTATGGGGACTGCATTGTAACGGCACCAGTAGACCATAACTCAATATACGGCATACGTATAAACATTAATGCCAATGGAGTAGCATTGGTGATGTTTGCGGTAAATGCAGTTTGAGAACCCGCTTCAATTATAATAGTATTTGCGCCGTTGTTTACGACTTGAATTGGTTGCATAGAGATTACATCAAGAAGTAAGGACCCCATCATAGGCCCAGCAACGCTGTTACCAGAAGTTGGTTGCAATGGCGTAGTTTGTATGCCTGCTGTGGGTGCGGTGGGGCTGGTACTGATAGCACCCCACATAGACACCCTAACAAAATCTCCTAGCTGAACAGTTGGAAGTGATCCAGAGTACACTATATTACTGACAAGGCTTGGAGTTTGAATTACATTTGGTTGGAATGGAATGTAAGCAAATGTTCCATCAAGGTTATTAGCGCTTGCGGTGGGATTGCTTATCGTGTCCATTACAGTAGTAAATGTTATCAATAACTCAGGTGTTTGTCTTACATTTCCACGTGTTACCCACACACGCATTGTATAATTGAACCCGCCCTGATAGCCTCCAAAGAATTGAAAACTGAATCCGTGCAATGTTGCGCTGGTTTCCCTTATGCATGCAACAAAAGGACGGGGATCGTTTATCATTTGAATCTGTTGCAGACTCGCAATAACACTAGGTGACGTTGAGTATGCACCAAATGTTTGTGAAGTGTTTATGTAGTCAATCGTGGAAGTAGCCGACCCGTTAGTGAATATGGTTGACGATCTTTGCCAAGCGTTAATCAAAATTCGGGAATGAATATTATAAATATTCTGAGCTGTGAAGGCATTGTTAGCTATACTTGATAAAGATACTGCAGTTGCTGTAGGAGGATTGACTGATTGTGATGTAACCGTATAGGTAAACGCTCCGCTGCTGTTTGATGTAGGTGTTGAAATGGGAATATTTCTTGGACCCAAGACCACAAAAACTGGAGTAACTCTTCCAGCTCCTCCGGTTGGAAATGTAATGGTCGGCGTACTCAAAATTAACCCGCTCAATCTTCCGCCAATCGTGTTTGTTGAACTATTGCCTGCATATATGATGGTTTGAGTTGAAAGTTCACTTTGTGTACCCGATGTCGTGGCTGTCATGACGAGGATCTCCATCATGAATATATCTCCTGTATTGAAAATTGGGTGCTGAGGACGATCGAAAACAATGGTCGTTGGAACAATTCGTACGACCTCATTGGGTGCACTTGCTGCATACCTATTAAATTCGGCATAACTGAATGGAATGAACAGCGGGGCTTGTGTCTCAGTAAATAGCGTATTATTGTAGTTAAAGTACACTTGAAAAATATTAATATTGTTTCTGAATATGATAACTCGTAGTCTCATGACTCCTGGGACGTTTTGTAGGGTGAAAGAAGCTAAACGAAATCCATGAATGATAGTGGGTGAGTTAAAAGTAAATGTGTCAGTATGAATTGTGGAGATGGACCTAGTGATTGTCGCAGCACTATTGCTAAACCAAACATTTGTCGGATTCGGACTGGGTGTTAGGTTCCCAGCCGTGTTTAGTGTGCACACTAATGCACCGCACATTTCTGGCTGCTGTTGCATAATGCCTGCAAATTGTGTGGGATCAACCGGTGTTGTGATGTATTGGGCACCATGTTGATTAAACGCAAACTCAATGCGAACCTGATCTCCAATATTGAATGTAAAGTTGGATCCAGCGACTGATGGAGTAAACGAATCAACAAATGTTGGAAGCGGTGTCAAGGCGGTCGTGGTGAACGGAATAGAAAGAAGTGTGCCATCATTTGCTCCATTTTGGTTGTCAGTACTAGTGTGCATTGCACGATATGCATTCGTCGGACTTGACTGATTTGGCCTACACACAAATTGAACACGGCCGTACGTGATAGAGGGTTCACCAGCGATTCTCGGGATGGATGTTAGTGTTATGGTGAATGTGGCGGTGCCACCGACCGCAATGTTAGTAGCAGCGTATCCTGCATTTGTGACGCCGCCTGTTGTGGTGGGTAGAAACCTTTCAAAAACGTGTCCAAAATCTAATGAATTCAAAACCACGTTCTGTGTAAAAGTAACGTTCATTGCTACGAGTGGGGTGTTGTTGCCGTTATCTGTGATGATAGTAGGTGACGCATTGTATGTATTGACAAATGGAACTATACGTCCAGAGATGATATTTTGATAATTGAAAATGGAAGGTTGCGAAAACATGCTTCTTGCGTGTAATCCAGGAGCGCCAATTGACTGTGCGATAACGCTGATGGTGGCATTATTTTGAGTGAATGCACTAAGTAGAGTAATTGTTTGGGATCCTCCGTTCGCCTGATTGGATTGCATTTGCGGATTGACAACAGGAGTTGGTTGAACAATGTCATATGACATGGGATTGGAAGCGATTGCACTAGTTGCCGTGAGAATATTTTGAAAGGTTATCTGTTTGTTAGGTGAAAATGTAATCGGGGACCTAATATTCTTGCTATTTGGAGTAAAAAGTGGATCAATCGTTACACCCGTTCCAAATATACGAACCCCAAGCCCGCTGCTATCATTGATTCGTATTATCATGCCCAAATTGATTATACCCTGAGTCCAAGACAACCTTCCGCCAATTGATTGTGTTCCTCTTAAATATGCGGGGTTGGTTCGGGTGGTGGTTATATTTGTCGGGGCTACAGTATGAAATATGCTTGTTACTGATGCTGGAACGACGGATGGAGTGGTTAATGGAATGACAATACCATTTGAATAGGATAGTCCTGTGTTCAGATTAAAAGTGACAGTGGTCACCACAACATTGTTCTCGGTTAATTGCAATGAAAAAGGCACTGTTGTACTCGTTGATGCTGCTGCTCCATTAAATCCAATTGTCGGGATAATCAAATAAAATGGGTTAAAGTTGTATTCACGATTCGGTTGAATGCTAAAACTTGGCATTTGTGGTACTGTTGGTACCGTCGCCAAAGAAGTATTTAATTCATTGTTACTGGTTAATCCATTTGTATTATCAAAAATCGTGAGTGGCACGCTATCAGATGTAAAATTGCCCGTAAACATAAGTCCGGAAGCACCGTTATTATTATTCGTTCTTTGAATGCCATACCAAGTGATATTAGGTTCAATAGTTGAGGTAGATCTAATTCTCACGCTGGTTACTGTCGCCATATTCACATGCGGGACATCAAATGTTTGAAGCCTTGTTCCCGTGTAGCGTCCCGTGTTTGAAATCGTATGAATTGGTGTTGGGTTTGCGTCTGCAAAAAACTCAATAAGAGGATTAGTGATATTAATGTACATTTGAATGGAAGAAACCAAGAAATTCGGATTATTACTGATGACTCCCATTTGGCTAAACATAGTAAGATCAAACCCAGTATTAGAAGAAGTCACGGGCGCCAATGTCACACTGTTTGCGTTTTGGAAACCAGCATTACTAGAAATCCATGCATTTATGTTCGCAAAATCATCGGGAAAAGATGATAACAAACCAATACTTGCATCTGTTCTCCGTGTTGTTGATGTTGATGCTGGGATTGCTCTTGTTGGCATATCGGCATTTGTTGGCGGTGGCGGTGTCGGTATAGGAGTGGGTGTAGGCGTGGGTGTAGGAGTGGGCGTAGGCGTAGGAGTAGGCGTAGGAGTTGGCGTGGGTGTAGGCGTGGGCGTAGGAGTTGGCGTGGGTGTAGGAGTTGGCGTAGGCGTGGGTGTGGGCGTAGGCGTGGGTGTAGGAGTTGGTGTTGGTGTGGGTGTAGGAGTTGGCGTGGGCGTAGGAGTTGGCGTGGGCGTAGGCGTGGGTGTAGGAGTGGGTGTAGGCGTAGGCGTAGGTGTGGGTGTAGGAGTTGGCGTGGGCGTGGGCGCAGGAGTGGGCGCAGGAGTGGGCGCAGGAGTGGGTGCAGGAGTGGGCGTGGGCGTGGGTGCAGGTGTGGGCGC